TCTTGGTGACTTTTGTTTTCACTCAAATGGAAAGAGATGGGAGACTGAGGTAAATAGAATTCTTGATCGCATTAAGTGCAAGAATGTTTATCTTTTGTGTGGCAATCACGACCCATCCGCTACGTATGCTAATAATCGAACTACTTCATTCAAGGGCATATACGAATATCAAGAAATTTCAGGAAAGCATTTGTTTCTTTCAATGCCTGAGAATAGACGACACACAAAAGTAATTCTGATGCATTATCCGATTGAGTCATGGAGTAGTCAGAATTTTGGATCGATTCATCTTCACGGGCACACGCATGGTAAGCTATTTTCTACAATTAAAAATAGATATGATGTTGGTGTTGATGTAAATAACTATATGCCAATTTCACTAATGCAAGTAATGGACAAGATGGGACTGGAAAATAACTAATGGAATTCACAGATCAAAACGGAAAGACCTGGACGCCATCAGAAATGGCTGCTGCTATTCTCATTCACGCAACGCTTTTTATGTCTAAGGCAATTATTTTCTGCCTTATCTTTAATAAGATGAGAGGTGGATCACTATGACAGCTATAGTTGAAGTCAAGATAAATACGCCAGAAGATATGATTACATTCGGTGCAGCAATCAAAAATTTTGATATTGAACACCTCAATGTTTCTTCAAGTTATGGATACAGTACAGTTTCATATCAGTGCACAAAAAAAGAACTTTTGAAAATTCGAGAGTTTTGGCGTGGCATCTTTGATGGATGTCGTGTAGTATCATACTAAAACAATGTTCCCGTAGCTCAGCCGGATAGAGCAGCCGCCTTCTAAGCGGCAGGTCGTTGGTTCGAGTCCAACCGGGAACGCTTAAAAATAACAACATCAGTTTTCTCTGCTCTACTGATTGGATTGGCAATAGTATCACTAAGAAAAAGAGCGCGATGAAAAAGAAACGGAGTAAAACAATGGCGACACTTGAAAGACGACCTGTGTTTGTACAAATGAGCGACACTCAGGCTAATGATTATATCATCTGCTATATTAAGAATAGATTTCCTAGAAGTGGGCCGCTGATTGGTAAACTACCCGTCTCCGAAAGAGATGATGCGGTTCAAGAAATTTATATTGATCTATGGGAAAATCGCTTTCGATATGATCCAGAGAAGGCGGACTTTTCTACATATGCGTTTAATCGCGGTCGTGGGGTAGTAAAAGATCTTCTCACTAAGAAAAATAAAATTTATAGAGTGGCCTCAAAGGTTTTTGAAGAGCGACCTAGGAACTTTTATATGGAAAAATCGATCAATGAGTCAGTAGAGCAGATTGAGAAAATCCTGTGCAAGATTAAACCAGAACACGCTCAAATTATGAAGATGCGATTTGTGGATGACATGACCATTGATGCTATTGCTAAGAAGATTAATTGCAGTAAACAGAAAGTATATCAGGTAATTTCTAGAGCTTGTGAAGACGGAAAAAGGTGTATTAATAATTAATGAAGAGGTACAATGACGCAAAAAAGATTTTATTTGCAGACTATAAAAATATAATGTCTGCATATAGTCTTGTTTGTACCCAAATTGAGACACAAGAAAGTGATCTTACACCAGAACAGGTTTCAGCCAAAGCTGCTTACTATACTGTAGTTTGGAGATATCTTTCTGGGGTCTCACCTATGGTTTCAGCAATAGATAAGTTTATAAAAAATAATCTAGATACAGTATTGTCAGAAATAGATAATGAACTGGCGATTGCAATACTTATTGAGAGCAAGATACACGATCTCGAAAGAGCTGGTCTTGCATCAGTCATTCGTAAAGAAGACGGAACTACCGTAGTAAACCTCACGGAAAAAGGTAAAGAGGTTTCAAAGAAACTTAAGCAGGATGTGCGAGAGCAATAATGATTGAAAAGTCAGACAAGTCAGTTCCAACTGAAATTCTTTTTGTCCACATCACCACTAACCTAGCGCTTCATATGCAGTCTACGATTGGCAATCACCAAACTATGAGTGCTGCAGAAAGAGAATACGGCATCATTGCAAAAGAACTAAAGAAGAGCTTCTCCTTCATCTATACAGTTCTTGAATCGATTGTGCGATACGATAAGGAATGGGAAAAACAGATCACGGTCTCAGCAGCAATGCTTGCCGTAGAAGCTTTTGTAATTTCTCAACAAACCGGAATCTCCCAGGAAAAAGCAAAGGATATTGAGTTCATTCTTGAGTGGACTGCGCTACAATATAAGAACGGCACCTATCGTGCCAATAAACCAGGATATAAATGGCGAACAGCACTAATCTTTCTTCTGCTAGACGAAGTCAACAACGATCAAAAACCACAAAAGCAAAAGCGCAAGGCAAAAAGCTAAAGTTTAATAGCGGAATGTACGCGCAGATGTTGTTCCCATCTGTTTGTCATTTAAATGGATGGGAATGTGCCCGTCCTCTTCTAGAAGAACTTCATTATGATTTTGTAGTTCGTGGTATTCTACGTGATGAGTTTGTAACAATTCAAGTAAAACAATGTTACTATGACAAAAACAAAGAATCATTCCGATGTGATATTCGCAAAAAAGCCGCTAGGAATAAAAAGGTTTCTTATGAAGAAGGCGATTTTGATTTCTTGGCGGCATACAACCCGATCACAGATACGTGGTATTTACTTCCGTGGGAATCCATCCGTCATATATCAAGCGAGATTTCACTAAATGACAATTATTCAAAGTACCGAGTCAAGGTGGATATGCCGTTCGTTGGACCAGATCTTGGAAGAATTCGAGCAAAGAAAAGCCGAAAATAAAAAGATAGCGAAACAATTTAGCTATACTGATATGAATCAAGGTGATGGGAGTATGGTACTCGTCACCACCAACAATGAAGGAAAGCCTGAGGGTTGTTTATGCAGACACTGCTATCATAAGTTGGATCATTTACCTTTTTCGTATGGAAAGTATGTAAGCCCTATATGCGTAAAATGTTTACGCGACATTGCTTGGATTGAAGCCCCTAAAAATACAAAGGAGAATAAGATGAAGAAGAGAACATCAAAGAACGATCCGTCAGTAGTTCAAATCAATTGGAGTGAATTTGAAGGTATGGTTAGTAGTGGTACAGCAAAGCTAGTAGCACTTGCACAAACTTACAATATTTACCCCAATGACATGCGTGATATGATTATCGCAAAGTATGGCGATAAGATTGAATTCAAACGTGGCAAGAATGGTGGCGTTCGATTTAAGTCCGCAATTCCACAAGCTACAATGTGACATGAGCTTCAACTGGGATAAAACTAAAGTCGTATCGGTCGTTGGAAATACAGGCAGCGGAAAAACCGCTGCTTGTTTTAATATTTTATCTGCCGTAAAGGACAGAAAGACTTATATTGTTGATCACCCTTTTCCTGAAGCCTTAGAAGGAAGTGGTGTACAAAATATACCATCAATTTCCTTTGAGGATGTTTCTGACTGTGTTATTTGGGTTGACGAACCACAACTCGTATTTCCCAAGTATGAAAGACGAAACAATGATGCGCTGTTGATGATGTGTTCTTTGGCTAGACAACGTGACATTACTCTTGTGTTTTCAACTAGCGATACCCGTTGGATCAATAAAGGAATGGAGTCATATGTTGATACATGGCTCATAAAGAACCTGGATTTCAACATGGTAAAGCAGGGCAGCATTATCAAGAAAATTATTGCACAGAAAAATCACAACATCATGCCATCGACCTTCAAGCTTGCACAAGAAGAGGCTATATTGTATTGTCCGAATCAACTTGATCGTCCACAGAAAGTAAAGATGGGCCTTCCATCATTCTGGAGCGAAAAGCTGAGCAAGCCGTATAAGTATTCTGCACTCAACACATCTAAAATCTTTGGAGAATAATAATGATTGTTAAAGTAAAGCGCGAAACAGAAAACCCACAAATCTTTTCAGTAGATCAGCCAGCAAAATATAACAATGGACATCATGAGCTGTATTGCCAATTCAATAAGTTCTCTCCAGAAATTGGCAAGAGCTACAGCGTAAAGCCAACCCATAAATGGGCAGACATTAACTACAAGGAAAGTGTAATAGTTCATTGCATTGCTCTTGAGGAAAGGACAATTGATGATATCAGTTAATTTCGAAATTGATGGTGATGACTACTCAACAGAGATAGAATATGATGATGAATCAGAGATTACCGATGATTTGGCGTATAGAATATTATACTGTTCTCAAATCTCAAAGGATTGCTTTCTTGACGCCGCCGATGCACTTGCTCCAATAATTGGTCTTGAAAAGACGCAAGCAATGGTAAAGGGCGTTCTTGAGAAATCATCAACGTTAATTGAGTCTCGTAATGATCCGTCAGACACAGTAATACAAACCGTATTTTTAAATAATGACAACGAACGAAGAAATGATACGAGCGATTGAATCCGCAAGAGTTTTCTTGTATGATTTAATGAACTCCAAAGCCACACCTAAGGTTCCAGTTTATATTAGAGAACAGGCGAGAAGAGTAACTAAACATTATCCAATGAGCACTACTGATTTACTTCTTCATTTGGATGAAAGTGCGACAGAAGTGCGACAGAAGTGCGACAGTGATTTCACAGATATTGACGAAGCCATTGACGAGATTAAGCGGCTCCGTGAGGAGCGGGAAACTTATTTTATGGCACATGATGAATTGTTGGCGCAGATAATTGAATTGAGATATGAGCGCGATGAGGCGAGACGAGAAGTATGCGACCTCAAGACATTTAACTTTGACAATACAATCTCCGCATATCGTTATGCCGATCTAAGAAAGTGGGACTGCTATAAGGATCGCACCGATGACTAATAAACACAAAATGACCCAAGAGCGTTGGAACTATCTAATGCAACCATTTGACGGCGATGAGAGTTTTATACTGACCGCACAGGAGCTAGCCGATGGATGGCATTGGTGCGATGATTGGGATGGGCTTCTTATTCATATCGATGAAATTGAGTTTCAGCATTGTAAGTGTGAATTTATGAATAAGTTTCGAAAAAACAAATAAATAACATAAATGCATTACAAAACCGTCTTTCTTTCAGACTTTCATTTAGCTTCTAAAAAAGCTAAAACAAAACCGTTAATTGCGTTTCTCAAGAACAATGAATTTGATAATATCTTTTTAGTTGGGGATATTATTGATATTTGGAGGTTTAAGCAAGCCTTCTCCATGAATTCTGAAAAACAAAATCATCATATGGAAGTGATCGAAAGATTGTTGAAACTTTCTCGCAAGGGTACAAAGATTCATTACATCTATGGAAATCATGATGAGTTCATGGCAAAGTTTTCAGGACATCATATCTTTGGTAATGTCAGTTTGAGTGAACGAGAAGAATATACTACTTCTTCAGGAAAGAAGTTTCTTGTTCTTCACGGACACCAATTTGATTTCCTCACAAAGTTTCCAGTCAGCTCTTATATCTACAAACTCGGTGACTATGGATACGAGTTGATATTGGAAATTAATGATTGGTTCAACTGGTGCAGAAGAATGATGGGAATGCGATACTGGTCTGTCTCCAAGTATGTGAAGATCAAAGTAAAGAGAGCGGCCCAGTTCATCGAAAGCTTTGAAAGTGTTGTTATCAAATACGCCAAGGAAAAGAAATATGATGGCATTGTCTGCGGTCATTTGCATGAGCCAAAATTGTATACTGTAAATAATATTACATATGCTAACTGCGGCTGCTGGACAGAGAAAGACAACTGCACATTTCTTTACGAAGACTCAGATGGGTCTTTGAAACTGGACACCTATGCGATCCATTGATCTTTTTGTGGAAGAATTTAAAAGAGTGTCCGTACTAACTCTTTGTTTCATGATTATATTTCCTTTAATGATCTTTGGGATGGTTGAAGGAATGATAAAGTATCTTCTAACAAAGAAGAAGAAGACGGGGTGTGAAGTTTAATGGTAGAACAAACCGTACCATTTTGGTGGTTTGCTTGTGCCACCTTATTACCTTTCATTGCTCTTGGGATTGCCGAAGTCTTAATTTACTTCAAAGAGACATACAAAAAATAATAATTGATATGGTAAAAGAGAAAAGTTTTGTTGTTTTTACCAAGCTTGTGCGCCACAATATACAAGAAACAAAATGAAAAAGAAAGTTGACTGGACAAAAAAGCCAGAGATTCGCTGGGAAAAAAAATTATGTCCTATCTGTAATGAACCAACTGGTGAAATGAGCAGATGTCACGATCCAAATTCTAAGCGAATATTTGATACCGCTGATGAGGATTCACCGTTTCCAAAGACAATAGAAGTAAATGGAGACCTCCTGCCTCTTTTTAGTCCGCAATGTGCTTTTAGAAAAAGTAATGACTTTATGGTGTTTGTAAATTTTCCTATCACTTATGACATGGCGGATTTGCTTGGATCTATAGATGGCGTAGAGAAAATATTAGTAAGATCACCCTACCGAATGTTCGTAACAATAGCAGAGCAGTTTGATGAAACGCAAATAAAGCAGCAGTTTAATAAAGCATATAGAGATCATATAAGCGAGAAAGCACAGGAAAATGAAGATAAAGATTCTTGACCACGGACATGTTCAGCTTGTTGAGCATATGGGTAGTGATTTGACAGTTGTAAATTCAGCTCGAGTATCTTTTAACAAAGAGAGTGACTGGGCGATGGACTATCCATTTGGGGAGAGTGATGAAAGTCCAGTTAGAACACTTTCACAAAAAGACAAAAATCTAATTAAGTATCTTGCTGAACATAAGCACTGGACACCATTTTCGCATCCTCAGATCACTCTGCGAATTAAAGCTCCAATCTTTGTGCGCACACAGCTTTTTAAGCATAAGGTTGGCTTTACTGAAAACGAAGTAAGCCGTCGTTATGTTTCCGACACACCACAGGTATATCAGCCGCGTTGGCGTGGCGCACCAGTCAATGGGGCAAAGCAAGGATCAGAAGATTTTCTTGAACTTAATGACGATCTTAATACTATTAATCGTCACTACCAAATGGCAGTCAAGGAATCTATGTGGACTTATGAAGAACTATTAGCTCGTGGTGTTGCTCCAGAGCAAGCAAGATCAGTGCTTCCCCAAGGAACTTACACGGAATGGTGGTGGACAGGTTCTTTGGCGGCTTACTCACGTGTATATCTACAAAGATCGGACGAGCACGCGCAGTGGGAAGTTAGAGAATATGCCGACGCAATAAGTAAGATAATCGCGCCGTTATTTCCGGTTTGTTGGGAGCAGTTAAAAAATGTCAAAACGGCAGGAGCTACTAGAGAAAATAATCATAACAAGCCTGTCGCTAAAGTCGAACGGCAATAAGATTGTTTATGATTACGCATTTGTCAACGAACATGGCTTTTATGGCTGTGTCGTTGATACTGCGTCTTTAGATTTATTTGAGCCTGGACTTCCACAAAACAACCACCTTATAGCGTCAATCAACTACCCATATCAGGGTCTTAGCAAAGATAGTGTACTAGACTGTCTCGTTAAGACCTTTTCTATTATGGGCAGTTCGTGCATGGGTGTAATTACTAGTTTAGATAAAAATGATGTTGAATCTTGTAATTACGAAAAAATAAGGGAGTTTTTGCTTGAACTATCTGATTTATCTGCGGTTGAAAAGAGAGTTGCGGTGGAGTTTTCTTGGCTTAAATCCGACGAGCAGCTGTCTAAGCTTCTTAGTGTAATTGCTCCGTATGAAGATATACGGCTTGTTTTTTCTGGCTTTCTTTCTAACCCAAAAGACCTCAAAGAGATAAAGCAGGCATCCAAAATATGTAAAGTGTCTGGTTTTGAAAACTACGAATACTTTGGGTCTGTTCCTAATAAAATAAGTAATATATTCACCATATTTGATATGGGATATAAACTTGTAGGAACTCCATCGGCGGCAATTCCAAAGCTGCTACTAGATAAATTATAATTGGTATTAAAAAACAAACTAGTGTATTTTAAAATAAGAGGATAAAAATGGCAACCAAATCAACTTCTAGTGCAACCACATATGCAAACACAGCTGAATCAAACTACGCTCAGACCGTTCGCGGCCTTGGTATCAGAAGAAATCAAGACACACCACCTAGCACCACATTTGATAAGCTTGGTAATTTTTCTAGCCTTTCTAAGGCCGATGTATCCGTACCAAGCTATGTAGAGACTACATTTGCTGCAGGTGCTTTCACAGCTCGGAAAACTGGCTTCGCTCAGACAGAGTTTAGAAGAGATCCAGGCGATACAGCTCTTGCCTCCGCTCAGCCTTTAGCTGGAGTTACTAAAGCAGTAGCTGATGGTGGCCTAGTAAGATACACCTTAATTACAACTTACGATCTTAAAGAGACCCAGCAGACTGGCTCAGCAGCTAAATGGATGGATATTTATGGTCGCGTTCTTCAAGTTAGTGCAGGTAGCATAGCAATTCTTAACAGCAAAGCCGCTAATGCTGAGTCAACATTAACAGAATTTCTTCCAGATAAGTCGTCTGGTAATGAGACATACGCTAAGAACAAAGGTCTTACTTACTACACCAAGATTACTGGCGGAAACCGATCAAAAGGTGGCGTTGAAGTATTCGAAATAAGCAAAATATAAAAGGCATAAAAAATGTCAACAAACATAACAACATTAAATAATAATAAAAGCGTCTTTAAAGGCTCTGGGAGAGACGTTGGCATTAACAACGGTATTGAAAATCAATCCGTGTTCAACACACAGCCAAGCAATCCGTTTACAACATTTAGAGGTCCAAAACAACTGCAAGTTTCAGCTGGTACCACAGAATCATTCGGTGGTAGATCAATGCAGATTGATGATGATTCTGAAATTATTACTGCTAAGTTTAATTCTCCGTCAGAGTGCTTTACTGGTAATGGCGGTATATTTATTGCCGAACACGATTACATCATTGAAAGCGTAAAATTTAGATCAAACAGTCCAAACGTTGGTTCACTTACAGCAACACTCTTCAAATCAAATAGCGGAACTGCTTTTTCTGCTGGTACAGCCATAGCCATTACTTCTTCGATGAATTTAACAACAGCGGCTCACACCGTTGCAACTGGCGTTTTGATATCAGATACTGCTAGAACTGTTGCTAGAAACCAATCCGTTGGTTTAACTTTTACAGGAACTCCAGATGAAGCTTCGGGTGTAATGTTTAGCATTAAGGCTAGAAGAATAATCCCTGGAACCAGAAGCAATAACTACCTAGAATAAGGATAAACATGTCAAATATTAAAGATCTGATTTCAAAACTTCAACACGCCGTTGGTCAAGACGAGATGGGCATGACACAAATGCCAATGATGATGCAGCAGACTCAAATGGGTGATGAGGCCCCTGCTATGTCTCCAGAGGCCATGCAAATGCCGATGGATATGAGCGAAGAAGATATGCCAGAAATGGAAGAGATGGATACTTCTGGGGTTGATGAAGACACAAAAGAAATGTTTATGAGTGATATAAACGCACTCATTGCAAACGCTGGCGAAATCGCTCAGCATGTAGAGCAGGGTAAAGAAATTGAAGCTTGGATGCTTGGCAAAATAACACTGGCTGCAGATTACATCTCTGCAGTAAGAGATAACTTTATTGGCGATAAGTAAATAAAACTAAACACTTAAAACAAGAACCGGCAGAAATGCCGGTTTTTGCTATACTATACTCGTGATAGCAAACATATATACTATTATAAGCCCTTTGTGCAATGATTACTATTTGAGCGGTGGTCATACCACAGGCAGAGATCTTATAAACGCTCTTAAAGAAATTGGATATTTTGTAAACGTCATAACTCCAAATGATCCTTTTGAGTCTCCAGACATGGCGGATCTTTGCATATTTTTTGATCTGTTCAATGACCCAGGTGCATCTAAATGGTTTGGTCCTGGCGAGCAAAGACAATTTTTAAATACTAAAAAGCCAACTGTTGTTTTTGAGTGCGCGTATACTGGAGCAACTCCAGAAGAATACGGTGGCTGGGCCATTTCTTCGGATGTTAGATATCAACCAAATGCTATAAAAACTTTTATGGCTGGGCTAATGACGAATAGTTTTGTAAATATATTTCTAAGCCCTCTTCATTACAATGAATGGTGTCGTTTTATTGGTGGCGAAATACCAAATTCGTTTTGTTATTTTCAAAAAATAGACGCTAATATTTTTAAAAACAAAGGATATGAAAGACCAATCAATGTGCTTTATGTTGGGGCAATAACAGAAGCAAAAGGTGTTGTTGAGGCACAATATATGTTTGGTGATAACATAAAGTTTATTGGTCGTGGTAATTTAGGCTTAATAAATCAAAACAACTATTTAGGAACTGGCAAACCAGAAGAAATTGCTGAAGTTATGAATAAATCAATTTTCTTTCTACACACACCAAACTGGAAAGAAGCTTCTGCAAGAACAGTAGTTGAGGCTGCTATGTGTGGATGCAGACTTCTAGTTAATGAAAATGTTGGTGCGTGTAGTTTTGGCTATGCTGATATTTCAAATCCAGATCATGGCATTATGTCTTATGAAAATATGAAAAGCATATTATCAAAAAAACAGCTTATTTAAATTGAAAATAAAATCAATCAAGGAATTATAAATTGAATTATGGACTAATAAAAAACATTGTACAAGAGGCTTCTTTAATTGTTGATATTGGTGAAAACTTTGATCAAACTTTTATTGATTATAAATCTATAAACCCAAATGCAGTAGTTCTTTCTATAAAAGAGCCAACATTTAAACTAGATGAGAGAAGTGAATTTCAGACTTTTGATTTTATAAACATTGATGCTCATTTCTCTGAGATATCAATTATTAATGGGGCAGCTAACACTCTTTTAAGAACAAAGTGGCTTTTAATTAAATTACCAGTTTTAGAAAAAAATTCTATATCTTCTTCGCCTGAAAATATAATCAATAGACTTTATGAAATTGGCTTCATCACAAAGCAAATAATAGAAAACAATAAATTTAAAGATGTATTTTTAATAAATACCAAATATGATCAAGATACTTTAAATGATGACTCTCCTAGAAAAACACTTGGTGTAAAATATGATCTATTGCTATGGGCTTATGAAAAAATAAAACCCCAATACTTTATTGAAGTGGGCACATATAAGTGCCAAACTTCTGTTGGTTTATTTAAAGCCCATCTTCCTAGCAGAGCTTATTTAATTGATATTTTTGAAAAGGCCCCAGTTGAAGAACTCCCACCAGAAGAAGCACCTTTTACATCAGATCAAGCCCTAGAGCTTATACAGAAAAATTTTGGAAATGAGTTTGATTGTGGTATTGTGATTGGTAATTCAATTGACTCGCTGCCCATTGTTGTTGAAGCAATAAATTCATTTGAGCCTGGTTCAACATTTATTTTTGTAGACGGTGGTCACAGCTATGATACCGCTGTTGCTGATCTAATGAATGCTAGTTTAATAAAACATGATGTATATGTGGCTATTGATGATGCAAACTTTTCGGGAGTTAGTGCTGCCATACAAGATTTTATTAAGGCTGTTCGTGATCGAAATCCACAGGTACTAGTGGCAAGGCCTAATTTAGTAATTTTTAAATTAGAATCAATAAAATAAAATGCAAGAAATAAAAACAGATTGTTCCTTAGGTATTGTTTGCTCTCCTAAAAATGGAAACTATTTAATTAATTTGCTTAATTCAATAAGCGCTTGTAAATCTAGACCATCTAACATAATGGTTTTTTTTAATGAGTACAAAGAAGATTTACGTGAAGCTTTAGACTACTCCGTTTCTTTTGGTGCTGATGTTTTTGTTTACAACAAAATTCAACCATTGGCGCGCCTTTGGAATCAAAGTATTTTGATGTCAAAGAATGAAAAATACTCGTTAATTTTTAACGAAGACACAATAATAAACGACACTGAGTTTTTTGAAAAAATTGATTACTATCATAATTTAAACCCTTTGGTTGTTAAATATTGTGAGGCAATGAGTGCTTTTTCTGTGACTAAAGATTTAATTAAAGAAGTTGGCTGGTTTGATGAAAACTATTTATGGGCTTGGGAAGACTCTGATTATAGAATCAGAATGTGTAAAAAAAACATTAAGCCATATCACGTTAATCCAGAACCAGTTACTCATTTAAGGTCTCTTGGGCAAAACGGATACCAAGTGCACAAAAGTAAATGGGATTTTGGCATGAACTTCTTTTACCAAAAGTGGGATATAAAAAAAGTTATTGAGGAAAACAATCTCCCATTTAAACTAGATGAAAACTGCGAATCTAGTAAAAGGAATCTTTTATTAAACGGCTTTTTTTGTGACTACTTTTATGATAATTTTGCAAAACACGTAGAGCAAAAAATAGAAAACGAAAGCTATTATAATATATGAACATTCTTATAACCGGTGGATGCGGATTTATTGGTCATCATATGGTGGAGTATTTGCTCCAAAATGATGATTGTAATATTGTTATTTTAGATCGTTTAGATGTGTCTGGAAATTTAAATCGTCTTACTGAATTGCCAATATGGCAAAAAGAAAAAGGCAGAGTTTCTTTTGTTTGGCATGACATGAAATCCGAGCTTCATAACAATGAAGTATTAACTTCTATGATTGGAAAAGTTGATACAATTCTTCACATTGGAGCTTCTTCTCACGTTGATCGGTCTATTGAGGATCCACTTAGCTTTGTCATGGACAATGTAGTTGGAACTTGTAATATGCTTAACTACGCTAGACGACAAGACAACTTAAGCAATTTTATTTATTTTTCTACTGATGAAATATTTGGACCCGCCCCAGAAGGTATAAATTATAAAGAAAATGACCGTTATAATTCTGGCAATCCATATGCAGCAACAAAGGCTGGTGGTGAAGAATTGGCAGTAGCATTCCACAATACATATAAGATGCCAGTTATGATAACCCACTGCATGAATGTATTTGGTGAAAGACAACATCCAGAAAAGTTTATCCCCCTCTGTATTAAGAGGAGCATTACGGGTGAAAAGATTTATATTCATTCAAATAAAAATTTGACCAAAGCGGGAAGCAGATATTATATCCATGCAAAAAATGTATGCGATGCTGTGTCTTTCTTATTAAAGAATGGAACACATGGGGAAAAATATAATATTGTTGGTGAAAGAGAAGTAGACAATCTTACACTAGCAAAAATGATTTCAAAGTATGTTGGTAAAGACCTCGCTTGTGAATTAGTTGATTTTCATAGTAGTCGTCCAGGACACGATTTAAGATATGCATTAGATGGATCTAAAATGGCAAATCTTGGTTGGGCGCCAAAAGATAATTTGGAACAATCTATAGAGAATTTGGTGGTCTGGTCTTTAGACAATAAAAAGTGGATTGGTCTATAAGTTATGTATAGTAGTAAATATAAAAATGAAAAACAAATAATTTTTACAAGATATTCTGAATCAGAAAAATGCATATTAGATGTGCATAATAAGACAGATTATAAAATATTTGTATATGATAGAGGTAAAGAAAAATTAAATTTACCTGTATCTGATAGAATAGTACACATATATGATGAAAATAATGGAAGAGAAGATGGTGGATATTTACGTCATATAATAGATAACTATAATAATTATTCTGGAATTGTAGTGTTTTCTCAAGCCGATTATGGCAATCATAGTTGGACCCAATTAGATGGGGCTATGGATAAATGGTTAAATGAATTAAGTGAAACCTCGTACAAAAGTTATGTTGTAAATAAGCTGTCTTGTGATAAAGATGGAAATCCGCATCATTTTGGCTTACCGTTAGAAACTGTTTGGAAAAAGATATTTGATAAAGATCCTCCAGAAAATTATTCATTTTTTCCTTGTTCTATTTTCTCAACAAGCTGGAGTACTATCAGAGATTACCCAATAGATTTTTATAAAAAAATATATGACTTAACTTCTATTAAAAATAATAGTATAATAAATAATCATCAAGGGCTGCAAATCCCATGGTGTTTAGAAAGATTTTGGGAGTATATCTTTAAAAAAAATAAATACGATTTATCACATCTAGTTCAGCACTCAGCACAAAATGTATTAGGGCCAATACAAGATGACGAGGCTCTTTTTTTGTATTCTATAATTAGAGGAATGCGGTTAAAAACTGTATTGGAAGTTGGTTTTGGCGATGGCTACTCAGCAAAAAATTTCTTGAAGGCAGTTGATGGGAACGGATTAGTTATTAGTATAGAAATAGGTAATATATATAAAATTCAAGAAAATCATATACCAATATGTAAAGATGCTAGTTTGATTGAACGCAAAGATTTGCCGATAGATAAGCTAGATTTCATATTTTTTGATTGTCATCATTACGATGCTCAAATGATTCTTTTTAATCGTCTAAAAGATTTTGATATCATTACAGACGACACAATATTGGCTTTACATGACACTAACACATGGCCTAAAAATTATCGTTATGGTTATGATACCGATCAAGGTTGGGTACACCAACCAGCAGAAAGAAAAATGGTAAATTATTTTTGTGATATTGGTTATAGCCCTTTCTGTTTACACACTAGACCAGAAGTACACAACGAAGATTTTCCGTTCCGGCATGGCGTTACTGTTATGAAGAAATTTAAGACTCTATCAATATAAACAAACCATATGACTCCATATGACTATCTGATCGTTGGCTCTGGTCTTTTTGGCGCAATATTTGCCCGTCAAATGACCGATGCTGGGGCAAAATGTCTTGTAATAGATAAAAGAAATCATATTGGTGGAAATTGTCATACTAGTGAAATTGATGGTATACATGTTCATGATTATGGTCCACATATCTTCCACACCAGCAATGAAATGGTTTGGAAATATATGAACAAATGGACTAAATTTAATCATTTTGTTTATAGACCAAAAGTTGATTATAAAAATAAATTATATTCTTTTCCTGTAAATTTATTTACAATGTATCAATTATGGGGAACTAAAACTCCAGAAGAAGCAGAAAAAAAATTAAAAACTGTAAGAGTTAATATTGAAAATCCAAAAAATTTGGAAGAATGGATTCTTTCACAAGTTGGTGAAGAGATATATCATACATTTGTTTATGGTTATACAAAAAAACAATGGGGAAAAAACCCAAAAGATCTTCCACCTTCTATTATAAAAAGACTGCCTATTAGACTAAATATGGATGATAATTATTTTGACGATATTTATCAAGGTATACCCATAGGTGGATATACAAGTATATTTAAAAAATTATTATTTGATATAGATGTAGAAACAAACATTGACTATCTAAAAGATAGAAATTATTTAAACTCCAAAGCAAAAAAAATTGTTTATACTGGACCTATAGATGAATTTTTTGAGTATGAAAAGGGAATATTAGAATGGAGAAGTTTAAAATTTGAACATTTTAAACATGATGTATGTGATTATCAAGGTAATGCTGTTATAAATTATTCTGAAGAAAACAAACCATTTACTAGAGTTATAGAACATAAACATTTTGAATTTGGTAAACAAAAAACAACAATAGTTACAAAAGAATATCCGCAAACATGGGATAAAACAAAAGAAAAATTTTATCCAATAAATGATGATAAAAATAATGAACTATTTCAAAATTATAAAAAAATAATTGATACTAAAAAATATATTTTTGGTGGTAGATTAGCAGACTATAAATACTATGATATGCACCAAGTTGTTGGTTCAGCTTTGTCTCGCAGTAAAAAGGAAATTAATTTATGAATTATTTGGTGACTGGTGGCGCAGGCTTTATAGGGTCAAATTTAGTAGATCGTTTAATATTAGATGGACATGATGTCACAGTAATAGATAATGAATCATCAAATGCGCACGATCATTTTTATTGGAATGATAAATCAAATAATTACAAATATGATATTTGTGATTATGTTATGTGTTCTGATGTCTTTAAAAAACATCAACCAGATGTTGTATTTCATTTAGCTGCAGAAGCACGTATTCAACCATCAATTATAGATCCATTAAAAGCTGTAGAAACTAATATGGTAGGAACAGCTACCATGTTACAACTTTCTAGAAAATATAATGTAAAAAGATTTATATATTCTTCTACGTCATCGGCATATGGATTAAAAAACAATGCCCCATTAAAAGAAGATATGCCAAATGATTGCCTGAATCCATACTCAGTTTCTAAAACTGCAGGTGAAGAATTATGTAAAATGTATTCTAAACTTTACAATCTTGAGACAATTATTTTTAGATATTTTAATGTGTATGGTGAAAGACAGCCTTTAAAAGGACAGTATGCTCCAGTTGTGGGTATATTTCAAAGACAAAAAGCAGCAGGAGAGCCTCTAACAATTGTTGGAGATGGTGAACAGCGTAGAGACTTTACCCATGTTTCTGATGTTGTGGAGGCCAATGTAATAGCTGCAACCGCACAATTTGATGAATGGCAAGTAAATGGTAACGAACATACTATATACAAATATGGGCAGACATATAATGTTGGTACAGGTACAAATTACTCAATCAATGAAGTTGCTGCCATGATTGGTGGAAATAAAACTCATATTCCTGCAAGACTTGGGGAAAGTAGGATAACTCTTGCAGATATAACAAAAATTAAAAAACACTTAAAGTGGGCACCAAAAGTAAAATTAACAGATTGGATTAATTTGTGATAATAGTGCATCATATACTGTAAAATAAAAATGTCGCTTTTATCAAAAAAAATAACACTAACAGATTCTGAAATAAAAATATGCCAATGGCTTGCAAAACAGCGCCACTCTTCAAATAGGAGTGGCGGTGTTATAGATGGAAAAATCGGACCACAGTCCTGTGAAGAAACCGATCTTGAGGGAATTTGTGGTGAGTTTGCTTTTTGCAAATCTCTTAATTTATATCCAGACATGTCCATAAGTCCGAGAAAAGGCTCACATGATGTATTTGCTTTTGGTAAAACAATAGACGTTAAAACGACAAAATACAAAACTGGCAAGCTACTGGCCAGGCATTCAAAAAATGAGACGCCTTCAGATCTTTACGTTTTAATTGTTGGTCAGTGCCCTTTATATAAAATAGCTGGCTGGTGTAGTGGATTAGATCTTATTAAGGACGAGAATCTTCTAGATCTTGGGTACGGAAAAACATACGGACTTGAGCAATCTGCGCTCAAGCCCGTAGAAAAGATTAAGGAGTCTTTTTTACCTAACTTTAAGAATTGAAATTACCATGTCCATTACTTGTTTTTGTTTTTTAACCTCTTCATTTTTTTGAATTGGATTTGGCATAAGGCCACCGCATGGATTTTCTCCGCTGCAGTTTCCTCCTGCCTTGAAAACGCCTTTGCAATCACTCGCGCTTGCAACCACTGCGCAGGTTGCTCCACCAAATTCTGAAAATGTGCAGCAGGAACCGCTCTGTACTTGTCCAATACAGCCGTTATCCATAAGGAATTTAGCATAATACATAAAGTTTGGAAGTCCTTGCCAGTCAGTTGACCACCACTGGTCAAAAAGCTGTCCAGTACAAGGCAAACCCGCCCGTCTGTTTATTACACATTGGTTTATAGCGCTCTGAACCCAGCTAAAGCACGTATCCCTCCAGCCTTGACCCGTGTTGTCTAGCTGGGTATGCGTAGGAACACATAGGTCATAAAAAAGCCTAGCTGGTCGATCTAGTGAGTAATCGCCAGCAAAACCAGCAACTAAAGCGTCCGCTATTCTTGTTATCCAAGATGTTCTTACGGCTTCCCATTCAGCCTGATTAGTAAACGCTGGACCCATCATCTGACCCAATGACGGGCATCCAGCCGGCCATTCCATAGCTCTTTTCCACCCTGGTGGGGGAACAAAATTTGGATCATAGTTCCAGTAAAAATTGGGATTATTTACATCTTCTGGTATTATGTGAAACACCCCACCATGAAGCGCCTTTATACAAGAACAAAATTGCGGAGGATTGGTCGATTGACATGTTTTACAATACTGTCCTGGGTTTGAACTGTCCCATTCCCAAGGCTCCCCAGCTGGCTGAAAACCGCCCTTCTGCTCATCTATCGGTGCTGGATTATATAGAGCTGTTGGCTCTGGTTTTTTCACAGCAATTAATTTTTGTAATATTTGCTCTATTGACTTTTTCATTTTATTTCCTCTTGAGCAAGGAAACCACCATGTCCATTGCTTCTTTTGTCTTTTTCCCTTGATCATTTTGCTGAAGCGGATTTGGCGCACCACCACCACAAGGATTTTGTCCATTACAATCTCCCCCCGGAGTAAATACGCCTTCGCATGATGAGCTTGTTGTCGTAGTGCATGAAGGAGTTCCAAATTCACTGAACTCGCAGCACGACCCAGTTTGAGCAACTAAAAACATGCATTTAGCTGCGTAAAGCCGACGAACAGCATCAACCCTTTCATTAATCTCTGCATCACTAGGACACCATGTGTAATTATAATTTCCTTCTCTTTCTCTTATGCAATGAGCTGATCTTGTCGCACGTTCAATCGCACCACCTGGTCCAAATAAAGAACCCCATGTGTTTGGATCATCAGGATCAAACTCTGGGTGGTCCCTTTGCCAAATCAAAGGCTTATCTCTAGTCGTCACTCTAAACTGTGGTCCTGCATCTGAGTCAGTTATGTATAACAACTCGCACTCACCATCCCATGGCCTAGGCCTACAATACAGGTAAGTTATCATCTCTGTATATATGTCCATTACGCCACCCACATTTACATCTGGCCAAGATTCATATTTTAATGGATATGTTACTCCGCACCAATTAGCCATAGGCGCCATCGGCGCTTCTTTTTCAGCACCTGGTTTTTCTAAACGCGTTGGTGGTGGCGGAACTGCTTGTTTTAAAGCAATTAATTTAATAGTATCTTCTATTGACTTTTTCATTTTATTTTCTCTTGAGCAAAGACATTACCATATCCATTGCCTCTTTTTGCTTTTTCCCTTGATCGTTTTGCTGAAGCGGATTTGGCGCACCACCACCACAAGGATTTTGTCCATTGCAATTTCCCCCTGGAGTAAATACGCCTTTGCATGATGAGCTTGTTGTCGTAGTGCATGAAGCAGTTCCAAATTCGGAGAAGGTGCAGCATGATCCAGTGCTGCGCACAAAAGGAACACCATAGCATCCCATCTCCATCATTCGTCTCTGAAGAAGTGATGGTATCCTACCAACGTACGACGGATTAGCAGCGAACCAAAAAGCATACGCATCACGCATGTATATTCGCTGCCCGTCAGCAGCATAGCCACATACGCTGTCTGGATCAAGTGGGTCATAATCTGGATGTCTTACAGGCTCTGGGCCGCAATTAAATACAAATTCTAATGCTCCATCAACATGGTTGGGAAAATCAAAAGACCCATCAGGTCTCTGGACTCTTGATATCCAATTCCAGTTTCCCCATATATATCTTTGGCCACTTAATGTTTCTGGATTACCAACCCACTCTTCTACGGTATATCCAGGGGCTGTTAATTCTTCTCGACTTGGACATCCAGGCGGATAAGATGGATACGCTGGAGGCTCCCATGTTGAGTCTGGGTGATCTACACCAGGAGGATCACCAGTACTCCAGTGCCAGTTATAGCACGGATTTCTATATGCGGCTATACAAGCGCAAAATGCTGGAGGAGCACCACCATTACAAACCGCACAATCGGCGTACGGAGGAAAGTCGTATGGAGTGAAAAACGTAGTGGCTGCGTTATTAGGGTCTCGTCCACCATAAAAATAAGAGTCTCCCGCTCCAGACGAATAATCACAGCCTTCTGTCCCCCTGCCGCCACCACCTTTGGGGGTGATAGACTCAACAGCAGACTCATTTTCCATTGGCGCTGGCTCATATAACGCTGTTGGTTCTGGTTTTTTTACAGCAAGCAATTTGCGTATTTTATCTTCTATTGATCTTTTCATTTCATTTCCTCTTGAGCAAAGACATTACCATATCCATTGCTTCTTTTTGCTTTTTCCCTTGATCGTTTTGTTGAATCTGTCCACCACATGGATTGGCTCCACTGCAGCTTCCTCCTGCTGTGAAAACGCCGTCACAGGCGTCTGCACTTTCCACATCCTCACACGACGCCGTTCCAAATTCGGAGAAAGTGCAGCACGAGCCTCTTACCTGTTGGATTGGATTTCCGTTGCATCCGCTCTCCAACATTTTTCTCTGCAGTAATGTTGGGCGCATTCTTCCATAATCTAGTGAGAAAAACTCTTCCCACAGTTGACGCATAGTTATTCTTTGAGGTCCGTCAACGTATGCTTCTGGATCAAATGGGTTTTCACTGCCGTATCCCCATATAGTATCATATCCCAATGGAGTATGTTGACTAGGAGACCAGCTACCATCTGGGTGTCTTATTCTTGTTAAATAATCCCAAGCAAACCATCTGTATCGCTGACCAGTAAGAGTTTCTGGATTGCCAATCCATTCTTCTTCGGTATATCCAGGACCTTCTAATTCTTCTCGACTTGGACATCCAGGCGGATAAGAAGAATACGCTGGAGGATCCCAGGTTGGCCAAGTTTGAGTGTCACGATTTAAACCACCAACACCATTACTCCAGTGCCAGTTGTAGCACGGATTGCTATAAGCAGCTATGCAAGCACAAATTGCTGGTGGTGAACTTCCCGTGCAAAGCGGGCACTCTGCATATGCAATACTATTATTTACAGTATTGTTATAAGATCCTGGCTCACGACCACCAAATAGAGAATTAGGGTCACCCATTCCAACTGGAGAATATCCGCAACCACGTTCTCCAGGTCTCCCGCCGCCTTTTTGTGCTACTTCACCAGGGCCTACCTCTGGCTCTAATGGAACAGGATCATATAATGGTGCTAGTTGAACCTTAGCTATAAGTTTATTTAGTATTGATTCTAATGATCCTTTCATTTTATTTTTTTCCTTTAGATGATAGGCTATGTGATGCTGGTAACAAATCTGTATCAAATGGTTTTCTTTTAAATGATCCTGTTCTTAAAGCGTGCAAGAAACCATTTACTCTTCCGTATCCCCATTGATCTGCACTTCGTACATTTGGTCTTACGCTCTGAGGATTTGTTTTGTAAGCACCAATACCTCTTCTAAAAACCGTCACAAGTGTTGATGTTCGTATCTTGTGTTTTCCTTTTTTATTATAATCTTCAACCTTTTTCTTAAGAGTATTTTTAACAGAGTCACTAACGTAGTCACCCCCCTGTGTAAAATAAGATTTTAGGAAAGCATCAAATGAAACTGGTCCTTCGCACTCTGGAAAATCAATTTCATCTGTGTCAACAGCTTCAGCTTTTGACATTTTCTTTTTATACTTTGCCAAATTATTGTGAAGCGCCTCACGTGAAGAGCACGGCAGATAATAGGTTGTGTTTGCTTTTAAACCGCTTTGCTTGCCGTCTATATTATAAAACTCCTGCGTTCCTCCACAGTCAAGTTTCTTTGCCATATTTTCGGCAGCTTCACGAGTTGTAAAAATATAGTCGGGTTCTTTGGTATCCATAGCTGTACTTTTATTTATACACCTATACTCTAATATGCGAATAGCTTTTATAAACAACTTCTTTAACGCTGGAGGCTCGTCTCTAGCGTCTTTTAATCTAGCTCAGACATTCTCCAATAGCCACGAAATGATGTTTGCTGGATGCATTGATGGGCCTTTTAGAGAAAAGTTCTCTAAACTTGGTCAGACACATCTGTTTGCCAACAATAACTTTGAATACGGTCAACCTCTTATTGACCTATTACACTCTTTTAACCCCGAAATTATCCATATTTTTATACCAGGTGCTCAATCATTACTTTTTATTGATGCATTGCCAAAATGCAAACTTTTTGCAACCGTTCTTTGTGGACAACCTGTTACTTTTGATCATACTAAATTTAAAAAGATTTTCTTCATATCAAAATATCAACAGGCCATGAGTCCACTAGTGAATAATGGTGATATTGTTAGATACGGAATCTCTTCAACAGAAACAATTGCTAAACAACAAGAGATACCTAGTTTTGGCAGAATTTCTAGTTTTTGCCCATCAAAGATGATACATGATACAATTTACTGCGCGGCTAGAATGCCTGAAAATAAATTTGTAATTGCTGGTGAGATTCTAGATAAAACGTATTTCGAAGGTTTATCAGCTTATCTTAACTATACAGGATCACAAAACACAAAGATTCTCACAAATATAAACGACGAGCAAAAACAAGAAATAATAAACACATGTGACGTATATCACTATCCGACATCTAATGAGGCTTTTTGTCTATCAATACTAGAGGCATTTTCTCATGGAAAACCAGTAATCTCATACAGAAACTCTGCAATGCCAGAACTTTTTGAGACAGACGAATGGCTATGTGACGACTTTGAATCTTTGTTAGAATTGACAAAAAAGATGGCTAGCACTTCAGCACAAGATCGACAAACTATTGGTATGAAGAATTTTAATCTTTACAAGAAGTATGGTGCGGACATTTACGCGCAAAAAATCGAACAAGAATACAATAGCTGAATCTGAAAACGATGTGTATGCGAAATTACTAATCCTACAATAAAAAACAATATGAGTCTACCAACACAGTACCAACAGTTTATTCATTTATCAAGATACTCAAGATTTCGCGATGAGCTTGGTCGTCGTGAAACGTGGATTGAAACTGTTGACAGATACTTTGATTTTTTTGTTAATCATCTAAAGACAAACCAATCTTATAATGTCAATAAAGATTTGATTACAGATCTTAAAACCGCCGTACTTAATCTTGAAATTATGCCAAGCATGCGTGCGCTAATGACTGCTGGTGAGGCCCTGAAGCGAGATAACGTTGCGGGGTATAATTGTTCATATGTTACAGTCAGCAGAGTCAGGGCGTTTGACGAAATCTTATACATTCTCCTGTGCGGCACAGGAGTTGGATTTTCTGTTGAGCGACAATACGTCGAAAAGCTCCCAACTATCGCTGAAGAGTTTACAAACAGCGAGACTACTATTGTCGTTCAAGATAGCAAGGCTGGCTGGGCTAAGGCATACAGAGAATTGGTATCCCTACTTATTGGAGGCCAAATTCCAAAATGGGACGTGTCAAAAGTTCGTGCTTCTGGCGCAAGACTCAAGACATTTGGTGGACGTGCATCTGGTCCGGGGCCACTGGAAGATCTCTTTAGATTCACTATTGATACTTTTAAGAAGGCTGCAGGAAGAAAACTCACTTCAATCGAGTGCCACGATGTGGTCTGTAAGATTGCAGAAGTTGTCGTGGTTGGAGGTGTGCGAAGATCTGCACTTATATCGCTCAGCAATCTTACTGATGAAAGAATGCGAGACGCAAAGTCTGGAGCTTGGTGGAATGAAAATCCACAACGCGGTCTTGCAAACAACTCCGTTGCCTATAAGGAAAGACCAGACATTGGCATCTTCATGGAAGAATGGGTTTCGCTTTACAAGAGTAAAAGCGGCGAACGCGGCATCTTTAATCGTGAGGCATGCAAAAAGACTGTTGAAAAACTAGGAGACCGAAGAGACGCGTCCTACGAGTTCGGAACCAACCCATGTTCTGAAATTATCCTAAGAGATCGTGAGTTCTGCAATCTAACAGAAGTTATTGTTCGTCATGACGATACAGAAGAATCCCTTTCTAGAAAGACTAGATTGGCCACCATCCTTGGAACATTTCAGGCCTCACTAACATATTTCCCATATCTTTCATCAGAATGGAAGAACAATTGTGATGAGGAGGCTCTACTCGGCGTTTCACTTACAGGAATAATGGACAATCAAATGATGGGTACTGTATGTCCTGAAACAGAAGATATGCTAAAAAGAGTAAAGCAAGTTGCTATTGACACAAATAAAAAATTTGCAAAGGAAATCGGCATAAATGCAGCAGCTGCAATCACTTGTGTAAAACCAAGTGGTACTGTTTCTCAACTTGTTGATGCCGCCTCGGGCATTCATCCACGCCATAATAACTACTATATTAGAACTGTTCGTGCTGATAAGAAAGACCCATTGTGTAAGCTAATGATTGACAATGGCTTTCCCTACGAGGCATGTGTAATGAAGCCAGACACAACAATGGTTTTCTCATTCCCCATGAAAGCAGAAGGCTCGAGAACTAGAAATTCATTCACTGCAATACAGCATCTTGATGCTTGGCTAATGTATCAAAGAAACTGGTGTGAACATAAGCCGTCTATTACTGTAACAGTCAAAGAACACGAATGGATGGAAGTTGGTGCTTGGGTATATAACCACTTTGACGAGATCAGTGGAATTTCCTTCTTACCACACTCAGACCATTCTTATAGACAGGCACCATATCAGGACTGCTCTAAGGAAGAATACGAGAAAGTGCTTGTTTCTATGCCAATAGATTTTGATTGGTCAAAATTAACTTCTTATGAAAAGACTGACTCCACTGTCGGCACACAAACATTTGCGTGCAGTGGCGACAAATGCGAACTGGTTGATATCACATGATTATTAAAATAAAAACGTTTTCTGAAAATGCAATAATTCCTTCATATGCCACAGCCGGATCTGCTGGTGTTGATTTGTGCTCAGCAGTTGCTGTGACCATAGAGCCTGGAAAAATTGCTCTTGTAAAAACAAATTTATCACTTGAGATGCCGCCAAACATTGAAGGGCAAATACGATCTAGGAGTGGTTTGGCAATTAAAAATGGAATCTTTGTTCTCAATGCACCAGGAACAATTGATTCAGATTATCGTGGCGATGTTGGTGTGATACTTGCGAACTTTGGTGAAAAGACCTTTGAGGTAAATATTGGTGATAGAATTGCGCAAATGGTTTTTGCAAAAGTGATTAAACCTGAATTTGTTGAGGCTCGAGAATTATCAACAACAGAACGCGGCACTAGTGGGTTCGGGCACACTGGTGTCTAGTGTATTTATGATTGATGAGCGCAGAGAAATATATAAATGAAAATCGTGGCTCACTCCTTTCAATATACTCACAAATATTGTCCTCAGAGGAGCTTTCCTGCGAAGTGTTTGATAAAAAATTAGATGATAAAAACAAAAAAGATATTTGTAAAAAAACAATAGTTGTACACAAGTATTTAAGTGGAGAAGTTGATTTTCCAATTAATCTTGCTTTTTTAAAGCCAAAAGATTCTCTTCTTGTAGAAGAGCTTTACAGCATAATGCTGTGCGAAGAATTTGTAAAAGCTGGAAAACTTACGCGTAATGGGGACATTTACGAAGCTATAATAGACTGGGATTTTAAAGTTATTCCCAAGTTTAAAAAATACGTTAAGGGCAAGTAATGCCTATATACCCATTCGATTGCCAAAGCTGCCAACATCACTTTGAAATCTGGCTTAAGATGTCAGATGAAAAACCAACTCAATGCCCATCTTGTGGTTGCAATGAATGTTTGGCTCGTGATTTTTCTGGTATCAATGCCGTGGTTGACTCATCTCAACCAAAAACAATTGGTGATCTAGCAAATAAAAATACTGAAGATGCAGTAAAAAGAGGAGAGCTTCCAAAGAGTGCCCTTGATTGGGAGTCAAATAGAAAAAAGAAACGAGAAGCTAAAAATAAAGCAAAGACAATTTCTCAAATGACACCAACACAAAAAACTGCCTATATTATGGAAGGAAAAATGCCATGAGTGTTGAAATAAAAAAAATCGATGATGAGCTTTCGTGTTACACCTTTATCTGTAATGATACTGGAAAACGAATGGTTAATATTTGGTCGCGATCAATTGGTGAAAAGATGCCAAGGCAAACTGTTGAAGCCAAGTGGTTTGAGAGTGGTTATATTGGATCAGGCCCATTTGAGATAGAAGGCGTCTTGTCCTGCACCCCAATTGAAGATTCGCGTTTCAATACTGAAATAGTTGACTTCATGACAGATCAAATATCTGGAGATATAAAGCTAACAGCTTTTGTAAAACAAAAATGAAATTCATAAAATCAATAGATGAAATTAGTGGTGAAAAAAAATACTCAAGCGAGTATGTAAATGAATATGGCAATTCAGCAGATGAGGCTAGGGCTTGTGCAAAAATGCAAGTCTCAGAATCTGGAACAAAATATTATGTGCTGCAAAGCAGTGCGCAGCGAAAAGTTTTCAATCCAATAATTGATGACTTTCATAAAAAACTACCAGGTAGATCTGAAGCAGAATTTAAGCTGACAGAATGCTCAAAAGAAGCATTTGAGGCCTATTCTGAGTATCTTCGAACAAAAAATCCATTGCTACTAAAGAGAGTAGAGTTGGCGGTAAAACGATGAAAAAAACAACACTCAAATCAATCCTTGCACAGTGCAAAAAAACAATCAATACAATATTTGATGATGCTGAGGAGGCAAGGCTTACTAAACAACAAATGGATGAAGTTTTAGATTTTATCGCTAAGCAAACTAGTGATCAGGATCTAGTTGATACAGAGTCCATAAAGCCTACAGAGCCAAAGTCTTCAATTTTTAGAACAGGTTCTGCTGCAGAAGAAAGAGGTGCTTATGTTCATACTAAGTCCGCCTCTGAAAAATTTGATAGTATGAACGGTCGATAATATGAATCAAAGTATAGATCCAAATCTAAATATTTTTTGGTCTGTAAATCTTCAGTCAGAAAAAACATGGTTTGACAAGATCAACGAAGATGGAGCTGAGTGGTTTAAGTTAACAGATGCTGTTAATTCTGGCTCCGAAGAAATCACATCAATGGCGCTTTGGGTAAAGAAAAATTTTCCACAAGAACACATCACATCAGTTTCTATCGGAACAAATAAAGACGGCTACTTTTTTGGCAAACGAGCATCTATAACATTTGGTGATGGTGGCTCACAAGAGTTTATTGGAGCTGGCTATTTAGAAGGTGATGTCGTTAAAATCACCTGGTATAATCATTTACTCGAAGCTATGATGTTTGAGGAACGCAAACCAGAAGACTGCGGATTCTCACTAATAAGATGCAAGAACAAGAACACGATAGCAATTTCGTCTCAGGATTGAAAATTAAAACATCAGCCTATATAACAGAGCTGATTATACTAAACGACATAGAGTGGAAGATCAAGAAAGGAATATTGGCGTCAAAGCCAATTTCTCCTTTTTGGAGAAAGAACGCACAAACTACTCCAGAACTTAAAACTCTTGCAGAGAAGTTTCGCCTTGAGCTTAGCTATGTAAAAAATCTACTTCATGTTTTTAGTGCTTCGGTGTTAATTAAATACATCAAAACAAGAGGCATTATCACAATTAGATTTCTAACATCGGACAAGCAAAAAGCAATGGTGTTTAATCTTTTTAATGAGCAAGTTGAGTTTGAAAAAGCCAAGCTAGAAAAGAAGAAAAACACCTTTGATGATTCTAACATAGTTGTTGAAGATACGCCAAGACTGCCTAAACTACGTAAAGGACTTATATGACCACAAAACCACTTGCAGTTGAAGATTTTCTTATTCCAGCAGAACTACTACGCGAAGAAGAGGGTCGCGTATTTAGAACTACAATATCTCTAGATATCGCGCTTTCTGGCGGTATTCCAGAGGGCACTAGCGTCTTGCTGAGTGGAAAGCCAAAGGTCGGTAAAACAACCCTCGCTCTTCATTACGTACAGCAATGCCATCGAAAAGATCCATCTAAAAAAGTTTTCTTCTTTGATGTAGAAGGTCGCCTTCGTACAGAACTTATTTCATGTTTTCCAGATATCAATAAAGAAAATTTGAATATAGTCAGATCAAACTCAAGCAAAATCTTGAGTGCGGAAGACTATCTTAATCTAATTTTTCAAACTCTTAAAGACAATGAACATTCAATTTGCATACTTGACTCAATTGCTGCACTTTGCCCAGAGGGCGAGCTATCTTCTAATATTGGTGACTCTGTTAAGATGGCTGGAACCGCAACGCTTATGTACAAAATATTCCGCAGGGTTAGCCAAATACTTCCTGTCACCCATAGTACGTTCATAGCACTTACTCACATGATTGCCAATCCAAATCCAGGACCTGGAAAAAAGAGTGCAACAGTTGGTGGTAATGCTCCACAATACGGCGCATCTGTTTGGCTAGAGGCGGCTTGGAAGCAGGATATCAATGACTCAGCAAACAAGACAATTGGTCAAAATGCACACTTTAACGTAATTGCCTCAGCGCTTGGTGCGCCAGGAGCAGAAGTTACTGTTCCAATTATTTATGGCCGTGGTGTGGATGAGCACATGGATCTCTTTAATATTTGCTGTGAGCTTGGCCTGATTCAAAAGACAGGTGCTTGGTATAGCGTTGGTGGAGCAAAAGAAAAAATTCAGGGACAGCTTGCTGTTGTAGAGTTGCTGAAGAAGGATGAAAAGCTTTATACATCATTGCTTTCACAAGTAGAAACGATGGCAATGCCATGCAAGTAATTTCAGTAAATAGTCCTGATAAGAAAATAACATGGGATCTTCGCAAAGGTGCTTGGCCGATGAAAAGCCGGGCAGCTTGCCGATCAAAAATACAGTATGCTATTGGGCAAATGATATTAGCTAAGTATCCTTTAGATCCAATTCTAGAGGATGTAACAATACCAGATACACGGCTCTCACTTGACTTTTATTTGCCTCAACGAAAAATTGCCTTTGAAATACAAGGTGAGCAGCATACAGAAATGAATCCATTTTTTCATGAAACAGTTGCTGACTTTGAGGGGCAGAAGCATAGAGATGCTCTTAAGGAATTGTTTTGCGAACTAAATAACATTCATCTTGTAAAGCTACACTCTTTAAAGGAAGCGGAGGTGCATTTTGGAATCTCAAAATCTAATGGATCGATCTGAAATACAAAAGAAGATGGCTGAATTCCGCGATAGATTTAAGTTTGCGGCAGTCATGGTTCCACCAGAAGTTGATAGACTACTTGGGATGACTCGTGATTATTTAAAGTCTGCAAATAGAGAAGATCTTGCCATTGACTGTATCAGACTTTCACAATATGGGCTTTATATCAAAACTGAGGCAAATAGACTCAGAGCTAATATTTCTTGGTGTGACGCCAATATTAATTCAATTGTTGGTCGTGAGCTTCCAAATACAAACGGTTATGGAATTGCAGAAAAGTCACTTATAATTAAGCGCAATGATTCTATTGCAAAAGAACTCGAATCAATCAAAACGCTTTGCGAAGTTCAGTTACGAACAATAGAAGACATAGACAAGAAGATTGAGTTTATGGCTTCTTCAATAAAAAATCTTTGTTTTGAAAAGAGAGGAACAAATGAAAGATCTTAAAGGTTTTCTTCAAAAGGCCATCATGACAAATAACATGGAGGCGGTACGAGAGTTTTATTCAACCATATTTGGCGAAATAGCACCAATAGTTATTTCTCAACCAGCAAATTCAGTAGATAGCGAAAAGCTAGAAGCTATCCGAAAAATTATACTGAATGATCTAGTTGAGGATTCTAGTTACGAATATGTAGAAAATGATATTAAAGAAGATGAAGACACAGATGACTCTGGAGATCAACGCTTCATATCTAGTAAAGAGTTTGAGCTTCCTGAAGATGCGCTTCCAAATTACAATGAAGAAGTCAAAAAGTTAAGTAACCGTAAAAAGCAATACCGAGATGCTTATAAGGCCAATATGAGAAATTGCGAGGTTTGCTCAACCACATTTGATTTTAACAAAGAGTACCCTGCTGGGATGCTACAATCTGATAGTTCCATCAAGATAAAGTGCAATAAATGCAGAGCAAAGTAAAGTCATATAATCAATCCGTTTGCGAAGAAAGTTTGATATCATGCGCCATGAACAGTGGCGCTGATATTATTTATTCTAGTGATATTACTATAGTAGACTCTGACTTTGGTGATCCACTTCTTGGTAAATGCTTCTTTGCAATTGCCACGCTAGCTGAGGCTGGAAATTCAGCAAAGATTAGCCCCCAACTGCTGATATCTGAGATATCAAAGACTGGTCAGGTTTCTGCAAAAGATTCACAGTCTATAGCTGCTATTCAGGCAATAGAATCTGAAAAAGGAGATTATCAACACTTTGCAAGACAGGTAAAGTTTTGGAGTCTATGTCGTTCTTTGAAGAAGAAACTTGAGTCTGGAATTAAGTCGATTGGTGATTTAAGTGGATCGGAAAGCATTGTCGATGTTGCATCAACAGTTGAATCTTCTGTTTTTGAGTTTATTCCAGAGGTAACTAGTGAAAATGATCTTGTGCAGATCGGTCAGTTTGCAGAAGGCCACATTAAATATTTAGCAGAGAATCCTGTAAAATCTGCTGGCATTCCTACAGGCTATCCACGCTATGATCAAACCATTGGCGGTGGATATCGTCGTGGCACAGTAAATGTAGTTGGTGCTAGACCCAAAGTTGGTAAAAGCACATTCTGCCTAAATGTTGCGGCTAACATGGCAAAGCAGGGCATTCCAGTTTTGTATCTAGATACAGAGATGAAAAAAGAAACTCAATCAGTTAAGTGGGTTTCTTTACATTCTGGTGTTGATCAACAATCGATTGAAACTGGACAGTTTTCCCAAAAAGAAAATCTTAAGTTTTCTATTGACCAAGCTCTTTCTGCAATCAAAACCATGCCGTTTTATCACATTAGTATTGCTGGTAAAAAACCAGAAGAAATAATGTCGATAGCTCGTCGTTGGATATCTTCTGTTGTTGGTCGCGATGAAGGTGGAAATACAAAAGACTGCCTGATTATGCTTGACTATCTTAAAACGATGGATCTTGCTGATGTAGGAGATTTCCAGGAATATCAATATCTTGGTGATTTTATCACTAAGCTTCACAATTTTGCGGTAAAGAATGACGTTCCAGTACTTGCCACGGTTCAGCTCAATCGTGATGGAATTAGCAAGGAAGATAGCAGCGTTGTTTCTGGTAGCGACAGAATCCTATGGCTTTGCTCTAGCCTTGCTTATCTAAAGAAAAAGACAGACGAAGATGTGGCTGCTGGAGACAGCAAGGCAAATGGCGATAGAAAGCTAATTGTAATAGATACTAGATATGGGGGAGGGATGGACGCATCCTCGGAGTACATCAATATTGTTTCAAATCTTGAGAGATCCGAAATGGTTGAGGGCAAATTTAATTTTGAAATACTAGAATCAGGTAACAACATAAACCAAGATGACGACGAAGACGACATTGAATTCTGAAGAATTAAAAATCTTCAAAAAGATTGCCTGCGAGAACGATTACAAGATCTTGCAGGCTCTTGGTTTTGAATTTAATGGAAGCACCGCTGTTCAACAAGAATGCCCTGTTCACGGTGGTGATAACCAGACAGCATTTAGTTATCATTTTGGAAAATGTTGCTGGTCTTGCTTTACGCATGGATGCCACCATAAATACGGAAATGACATAATTGGTCTTGTGCGAGGTTTAAAGAAAATAAGTTTTTCTGATGCTATTGATTGGATACAGTCAGTGATTGAGTCAGATGATTTCGCAGATGCTATTGTTGCTAGAAATAGACAAGAGCTTGCTGATAACAAAATAATCTCAGACGCAAGGTTATCAAAGCTAGACCAAAACCATGACTTTATAAAGTCTAGAGGTTTTTCTCCAGAGTTATGCAAGTTTTTTGAGGCAGGTGTTTCCACTAACGGAAAAACCTACCACCACAGATTAATGATTCCAATCAGAAATATTAATGGAAATCTTGTTGGCATCACGGGCAGATCAATCTTTGAAAAAAATAACCTTGGATGGTATTTTCCTGAAAAGTATACTATAGATGAAACTTACAGAAAACTTTATGGAAAGTGGCGTCACTACCCAAAAGGATTCAATAAGTCAATTGAGATATATAACATCCATAATGCCGCAAGCGAAATTAAGAAAACCGGATTCGCTGTAATAGTTGAGGGTCCATTTGACTGTTGGAGAATGCATATGTACGGCGTCAGAAACGTTGTTGCCGTAATGGGTTCTTCATTGTCTAATCGACAGGCTGATCTATTACAGTCTGTAGGAGCAAATAAGTTAGGTCTTATGATGGATTCTGACGAAGCGGGAATAAAAGCCGCGTCAAGAATAAAGTCTTTGTTTAATTCTAGATTTTCAATATCTAAAATACTTACCGACAATAAAGATCCAGACATGCTCTCGAGGGAGGATTTTGAGTCTCAGGTACTGCCGCAAATACAGGTACTCACTAAATGAAAACACAAATTATTATAATGACTGGCAAGGCGCAGAGTGGAAAAGATACAGCTTGTTCATATGTTAGGGGCTTTCTAAAAGAACATGGTTATTCATCAAAAATCTATCCATTTGCTGATTCTCTTAAACAAGTATGCGTTAATATACTTGGTCTTGAATATAATCAATGCTGGGGTGAAAACTCAGATAAAAACACTTTAACACAATTCAAGTGGTCTGATTTACCAATGTCTGGCAGTGATATTGCAATAATAATGCAAAATAAGCCAATGTCTAAACTAACGGACCGTATGACTGCACGAGACGTAATGCAAGTTTTTGGTACAAATATCTTTAGAAGATTTTATCAAGACTGTTGGGTTCAAGCCACCATTAAGAAAATCAAAGAGGAAAACCTTGATTTTGCATTGATCTCAGATGCACGATTCCCTAATGAAATAAATTACGCCACATTTTACGAACCAATAGTGATAAAGTTCACACGGAATCCACTTAATAATCAACACGAAAGCGAAACAGCTCTTGATAATTACGACTTCCGTAATATCAAAAAATTTCATTCCATACAAAATGATGATATGGACATGGAAGAGAAAAATGACGCCATTAAAAAAATACTAGAGCTTTATATATGATAATTGGTGTCAAGTCAGAGGCGGTTAACTTTAACGGAGCATATGATCTTAATGATCCGGTTAGATTATTTGTTCGCAATCAAATGATTGCGCATCTCAGTGCTATTGATACCGATGATTCAATATGCATAGTACGTGCATCAATAGGTTTTGAATTAGATTTTATATACGCTTGTCATGAAAATGAAATACCATATGTTATATATATTCCATTCAAAGGAATAGAGGAACGATGGCCTCCACAAATAAAAAAAGTATATAAAGAAATCTTGAAGCTATCGAAGCAAAAGTTTGTAAAAAACGGTGGAGGATACTCTCCCAAGAAGATAAAATCAACACAGGACTTTATAGAAACGACGGCAAATGAGCTTGTAGTTATAAAAAACTCAGAGCGAATATTTAATCAACCAATCGTTAGAGTAGAGACTGTGATTGAAAAGAGCGGCAGATGAACATTCAATATCTAAGAGCATCATCCATTAAAACATACGAGGGTTGTCAGTTTCAATTTTTCCTTGATTCAATTCTAGAAATACCAAGTGGCTCTGGTAAAAAAGCATTGCTCGGTACAATAGTTCACCATGTGCTTGAAATAATGGCTAGAGCCACAAAACTAGGTCATAAAGACGATCTTTTTCTTGATCATGTGAAGCTTCTTGATATTTGTTGGAAAAGATATAAGACTGAAAATACAGGCAAGATTGAATTAGCAGACGGTGCTGACAAAAAGTTTTGTCTTAAGTCAATAGAAAAAGTTCTAGGAACTAAATACGATCCAAGAAATCTCAAGGTGCTTCATACTGAGCGGCAGTTTAGAATTCCTCTAACGCTCCCTGGTTTTACCTTTGAGTACTACGATGTTCTTAGCAAAAAGACAACTGCTGGTAATTATGAGATTCGTGGAACAATAGATCTTATTACCAAGCTTGACGACCAAACACTAGAAATTATAGACTGGAAAACGGGATCGAGAAAATCATGGGAAACTGGAGAGCTTAAGGAATACGACTATTTTGCGAGCAAAGATATACAGCTTCGTATGTACGATCTTGCTGTCTCCATGCTGTATCCTCAATACAAAACAAGACTTCTTACAATTCACTTTGTGAATGACGGTGGTCCGTTTACTGTTTGTTTTGATGATGATCAGCGTAAAGAAACGCTTAACATAATTAAAGAGCAGTTCAACACGATTAAGGGCAATCATTTGCCAACTAGAATTAAAGAAGTAAACGGCTCTCAAGCATGGAAATGTAAGACCACTTGCCACTTCGGAAAAACGAAGACTGCAAATGGTTGCAGCGTATGCGATAATGTATTTAACTATCTAATTGCTAACGGAATCGACAAAACTATACTAAGGGTCGGAGAGGTTCGTAAGAGCAAAGCTGAAGAAAAAGCGCTAAAGACCTCTGACAGAAGAAATACATTTAAAGACGACCAATGAGCTACATTCCTATTCACGTACATACTTCATGGTCACTTCTTGATAGCGTTGTCACAATTGATTCTCTTGTTTCCAAATGCAAAGAATACGGTATACCAGCAATTTGTATGACCGATCATAACAATATTAAAGGTGTAGTCCCATTCTTTAAGGAGTGCAAAGACGCGGGTGTCAAGCCAATTATTGGTGTTGAGCTTGATACCTATAACGGCGAGGAATTTGTTGGTAGAATTACGCTACTAGCAAAAAACAAGATCGGCTATAAAAATATAGTTAAGCTTGTTTCTATGGCTAGAACCAAAGAAGCCCTTGCTTTTAATGGTATGCCCCGTACTCAAGTAGAAACACTTTATCCGTATAAGGCTGGACTAATTTGTCTTATTGGCGATCTGCGTAGCGAAATATACTCGAGCGCTTTTGTAAATTATGAAATGGCATATGCAAGCGACTCTGTAGAAGATTGCGAAAAGCTACTGTATAAAGACTGGAAGATTCGCGTTGAAAAAGTCCTAGCAAATTATCGTAAGAAATATGAGCATGTTTTTCTTACATATGATGTAAGCTTTCTACCAGTACATCTTGTATTGGGTAAAAAAATCAGCGAAGAATTTCCTGATTCAATGCCAGCACATAATATTCACTATCTAAATAAAGAAGATCTTGAGCTTCACGAACTATTGACTAAAGCCAAGGATGATAGTGGCTCGTGCTGTGATGCTATCACCGATTCAAGAATATTTGACAAGCGATGGGCGCGCGGATACCTGTCTAAAGAGCTTAAGAATGGGGAAAAGACCCTCAAGCTGCTTGATCTAGTTGAAGAGTATACTATCCAAGAACGCCCAATCCTTCCTAGTTTTAAGGTTGGCGATCATAAAATTACCGATTCACACGAGTATTTACGCCAGCTTTGTCGTACAGGTTTTAAGTCAACTGGTCTTCTTGATGAATTTAAGCAAGATCCCGCACTAAAAGACGCTTATATCAAAAGAATTCAGCATGAGTTAGAGGTGTTTAAACAAGCGGGCATGTCGGCTTACTTCCTCATTGTGCATGACATTATAAATAGTCTGCGATCAAAGGGGGTTCCGGCTGACATCAGAGGCTCTTCTTCGGGATGCATGATCTCCTATTTAATAGGCATATCCTCAGTTGATCCAATGCGCCCAGATCCAACACTTGGGTACGATCTAGGAAGAGAATTGCCATTTGAAAGATTTTACAATGAAGGCAGAAACACTAAAGAAAACGTATCACTACCAGATATTGACATGGATGTACCCCCGTCTTTTAGAGAGTCACTTATTGGATATATTAGGGAAAAATACGGAAACGATTGCGTTGGTCATATTATTACTCACTCAAGGTTTAAGGGTCGCGGCGCAATAAAAGAAGTATTTAAGCTTCTGAAGCCGACGCAAGACTATTTTGATGTTTCAAATCAGATCACTAAAAAGTTTGCTGAAGAGGCAAAGATTGCTGATGATCTTGTTGAAATGCAGAAAGAAGATCCATCATACGGCATTATTCGTTGGAATATTGATAATATCAAATCTATTGCTGAATATTACGAGCAGTTCAAAGAGGCATTTGACTACGCACTTCGTATTGAGGAAGTTCCAAGAAATGAAAGTGTACACGCTGCAGGAATAATTATTGCCGATCAACCACTAAGCAATCTATTTCCAATGGTATATTCAGAAAAGTTAGACTCCATGGTAATTGATGTTGAAGGAGCTGATATTGAATATTTAGGTGGTGTTAAATTTGATATCCTTGGTGTCACAGCTCTTGAAAAAGTCTTGCAAATACAGCGCATGATTAATTTCAAGCTTGATGAAATTGAATTTGGGGAGTTTTCATACTCGTATTATGATTAAGTGTATATATAGGTGATTACGCTATTCGGGCATCTTAGGCTCGTCTGAGTTACACGCGTAGTTCGCCCATCAGTCCGTAACTGTTCTGGTGGGCTTTTTAGGAGGATTTATGGACGAAATAGATATGAACGATATGGACCCGAGACTTGCTAAGGCTATGATTGTATTTGGTCTGAAGTTTGCTGAGTACACAAAAGAAATGGATATTGACTTGTGGAATAGGGCTATTGATTACGCTAAAACCTTTACAAAGGTAGACGGTGTTGAGATCAACTGCAATAAAGAATCCAATGAGTCCTAATAATTTCGGTGAAATCAAAGCCTCTCATCGTGTTCGTGGAATTGAAATAATTGAAAGAGAACATGGTATTGAATTAAAATCAGATGGATCATCCGTTCTTCTATCTTCTATAGAAGAAATAGACACTGTAATAGATGTTTTAAAGTACGCAAAAATGGCTCACCATAAAAAGAAGTTTTTCTTGCTTCAAATCTGATTGTGTATTATTTATTGTGAACAACCAGCTCTTCATTAAATCACTGAATTCTATAGCTAATAACTATACATTTGCAGTTAAAGCACCAATTCCAACAGTTTTATATACTGCTGAACCAATGGAAGAAGATGCTCCTGTTAGTGAATCTAATGAGTATAGTTTTTTAATATGGCTTGCTGGCTCACTTTTTCTTGGTGCAGCTGCTGCAGCGCTTTGGGCTAGAAGTCAAAATATAGAAAAACTTAAAGAATGTTTAAAATTAATAAATATACATCTAAAAGAGAAAATTAAAGACGTAATTAGGCACGTCATACTAGATGTTTTTGATTTTAATATTGGTCAGAATCCTCAAAGAGCATTAGATCTTGGACTCCCAGAGCTTCTGAGATCATTAAGAAAGGTCTGGCAGGCTTTTAGTAATGATACCACCGCTTATGGTATGGGTGAATTAAATGGAATAATAGATAAATATTCACCTCCTGGTGAACCAATTAGTGATGACGCGCTTAAGGAACTTCGTAAAAATTTACGAAACTGCATCAAATCTTTTCCTAGTCTTATAAAAGATATATTAAAAAAATATATAACAGATAGACTTGGTAACAACCTACCACAAGATTTACTTGATAAACTTAGATTTGCTATTGATAAATATTTTAACGATGGCGATCTAGAAGCTTTCGCTTACGCTTTTGTAATTGCGGTTGGCTCTGCCATGACCACATCTTTAGCTGTTGATGCCGCTACACTTATTGTGGCAGGTTTTAGTGATACCTATGGTGTCGGAACTACAGTTCTAGTGTCGGCGCTAGCTGCGGCTCTTGTTGCACTCAGTGCATTTTTACTTGCTAATGGAAGTCTTGCCGCTCTTGGTGCATGGTTGGCGTCAACTGCCGCGAGTGCTGCTGCCTCTGCAGCAACTGCCGCTGGAGCAACATTAAATCCCGCTGCACTACAAAGAATAAAAGATATAATAGAAGATCTAGCGAGAAAGATGATACCAGCCACATGAGACAGAACGACATTCGCCTATTCAACTACATTGCCAAAATCGCCGCACGCAAAGGTGATACAGTTATAGCTCCAAATACATTTGAGGGCGTTGGACCTCTAGAATCTGATGACTCAATAAGACAAGAAGAACCAACAGATTACTCATGGATTACATTATTATTACCAACACTTGGCTTGCTTTTAATTCCCCTGTTAGGTAAATTAGAAAAATTGTCTAGAATAAAACTACCAGAAATACCAAGCTCGCAACTACCTAGGGAAAAAACGTGTGCAGAAAAAACTTTTGAAAAGTTGTTGCAGTTAATTGGAGACACTACTAGAACCATCATAAGAGAACGGCTTAATAGAGATCAAGAGGCAGCTTTAGTAATGGAGGCGTTAAGAAAACTGCTTGATAGCTTAGACGATGAATGTAAAAGACAATTTTTGGCTGTTCCAGAGACACGAAACTTAATCAACGCTCTTGGTCATGGATTTGGTGTTGATGATATTTTGGAAAAATTACAAGATAAAACCCCTGAAGGGCTTATTGCAATAGCCGCCATCTATCTTAGACTAGGTGCTCAAAATGCTGCTATTAGAATGTATGTGTTGGGCAACGGTGGCAACGAAGAACTTGCTAATTGGTTGGCCGGTCTAGGTCTAACCGTAGCAGCCATAATTGCTCTTGGCGTAGCTTTAGCCGCTGGATCATTTGTTCTAGATTTAACTGGTATTGGTTTACCAGCTGGTATTGCAGTTGGTACAGTCTCGGCAACAATAATTGCTCTAGGTATTTGGTTGCAACAAAACCAGGGCAACAACAACTCTGGTAATAGCGCCTAATTAATTATTTCTGTTGATTCTGAAGCTTGTTCAGTTGATGGTGTTGGCACAAATTGAAGAAAATCTCTTGCCCACTTAATTATCTTTTGTTTTGTCATCCACGGCCTGCTTGTTGGCCTGTTTGTTAACTCGCAAAGTTTTTGAAGATAATCACTGATTTTCCAACCGTAATTTTCTGGATGTATTTCTTGAGATTTTAGAAACAACAGCCAAATACAAACTATCTCTTCCATTTCACGTCCCGTTAAATGTATCTCTTCATTAACGTCATTAACGTCCCCAATACAATTATAATAATACTCAATCGCACCTGGAACGTATCGACGTAATTCGCTCTTCTCGCACCTATTCACGACATCGATAACGCGATCATCTTTTATAGCTTTTATAAATCTATTAAAAATATCGCTGCTTGTGTACTGAGTTACAGACTTCTTAGCTTCCCACATTTTGCAAGACCAATAGTTAGCTTTCCATTTTGGCCCTGGATTATCGCAGCCGTGACGAGATCTGTAGTTTTTTCGTCTTTGCGGATCGTCGCGTTTGATTTCCATATTTGGATCACCAAACATCACGCGAACAACATTGCCGCGATCATTCTTTACATAAACATAAAACTTCTTCTTGCCGTAACCTGGATCACCCTTACCTATTCGTCTTGGTTGATTTAGGGTAATCTTTTTACCTTGATACTCAACCGCTTGGGTTTTCTCTGAAGCAAAAATTACGTCAAGTTCAGATTCGGTCATAACTTATCCAGACCCTCAACACTCTCCGTTATATTCCAGCCAGTGTTGCGAGGAAACTCAGGATTCATTATTTTAATCGTTGCAATCCCAGAGTTAATTTCTAAAACCTCGCCCCAAACGCCGAAGTTAACTGAGTCCTTGTTTCCGCAGCTAACTATATCGCCCTCGGAAATGCTAGCCACTTGTGGCTGCTGTGGTGGCGTGTAAGAGTATTCGTTTTCTTCTTCGCTCATGATATTTTCTCCAATTGATCTTCTGTTTTTGTTAGTACTGTACCTGGGCTATACGAAGGCCCATCGTTCTCAACCGTATAATGAATAAGATAACCACTATTGTTTGGAAGCGGCTCAATCTCTGTGACTACGCCAATACTTCCAAAGTGCATGCATTGTTGATTAATGTCCTTAACTCTGTCGCCAACATTAATCCCTTTGTATGAGGTCACCTCCGCACCCATTGCTATCTGCAAGGCACGAAGCGCCCTCTTTACTTTATGGCTATTTGGTTTCATAGTTTAATATACACAATTACTCTTCACCGCTTGGTGGAGTTAAGTTTGGTGGATTTGCAGAAATCACCCCACTAATTATTCCAGGCGATGTGATAGAATTAAACAGGACTATATCCTCTGCGTAGTAAGACTCTAGTATTGCCGTTTGCTGCTCGTTAAGCGTTGGCTTTGTAAAACTAGCGACGTTAATTTGGGGAAGGGGTAAGGTAAAACCTATTTCAACAGCCGCCTCATTTATATGATCTGGAAATTTATATAATTTAGTGTTTGCATCAACCCACAGTATTTGTGGTTTAAAATGTGCATTAGTGCTTGCATTTATTTCCCTCCCTCTCGCTGTTCCAGATACAAATTTTGATCCATTAATTAATGAGTCAATTACAGCATTAACATCAGCGGCGTGAAATTGAGCCATCGCTGATCGAAATCTTTCTATGGGATTTCTTATCATTGCAAGTATTGGTTTTGATGGATACTTTTCTCTTTTAACAAAACCCTGCCACATTGAGTTATCTGCAGTTTTTCCTTCTGGATAATGACCATTTACTATCAACAAATTATCTTCTGGTTGAAATTGTTTTATTACAGCTCTTGATAAACTAGAACAGCCAACCTTTGGAATAAAAGCCAAACTATAGTTTGTAGTTATAAAATACATTGCCATATTATGATCCTAGGACAGAATACCCTTTGTTTGTTGCTATACTTGGATTATCTGATCCAACGCCTGGATTAGTATCTACTCTTATAACACCATTACCACTTGCTAAATCTGTATACAGCTGATTAAGAGCAGATGCATTTAAATTGCATCCAGTCAATAAAATACCACCATAAAATGCAGAGTACGATGAATACGAAACCAAATTAATACTAACATTAACCGCTCTTATCGAGCTAAGAAACGAATTATAAACTAAAGTTAAATTCTGTAATTGTGTAAAATTAGAAAAATCTAAAGATGTAATACTGTTTCCAATCATGATTGCGTATGTCAACTTGGAGGCAACAGACGAGAGTCCAGCTATGCTTGAAACCGGGCAACCATAAATCTCTAGGCCATATAAATTAGTGCCAGTGATATCGATAGACGGAACACTTTCACATTGCATATATAAAGTGGTTAATTTAGATGAACCTGTTAAATTAACTGATGATGTTATACTTGATGATATTAATTTTAAATTTATTAAATTTTTATTATGTACGTAAGATGTAATGGCTGTAGAAGTTATTTCTAAATCTTCTATAGACCGACATTTTGAAATGTCGCAAGATGATATTTGTGTGAATCCGTCAACAGAAAATGCAGAACTTTTTATCCATCCTTTTCTTCGACCAGAGGAATCACAAGAATAAAAAGTAAAAAGTTTTTCTGCGCTTGTATTATATGGTGATGATATTGCTTTTGTAATGCTGAATGAGACTGCTGGATTTCCAGTTCCATATACAGTTGTAACTCCATCCCACCACACAACAGCAACATAGCCAGTGCTAGTACGTATATTAGCTGATCCACCAAATCCAAACGTTCCTGAACTTCTTTTAGTTCCAAACACAGCAACATCCGATATAGATGATGGAACAGAAAATTGGCTTCCTGAAGATATAATCATGTTGACAGAGTTCCAGCTAGATTATATGAATTTGAAGCATATGAAATAATTGATGCTGCTCCGTATTGTCCAGTTATTTTTTGTGCAGATCCGTAACTGTTCAGGGTTGGACTACCTACACCTGTTGCAAATGTAACTTGTCCAGCACCAAGCTGAATTACAGTGGTATTGAAACCAACGTTTAAACCAGTTGGTACTGTAACAGTAATACTAGATCCATTATTCATTGTAATTATTCTTCCATCATCAGTAGAAAGAAGCGTATAAGTAGTTCCAGTCTGTGTATTTACAGCACTAGATGTGAGACGATATCCACTCGCCGCAGAAACATATCCAGTAGCACTAATGTTTCCCATCACAACTGTTCCAGTTGGATGACCAATCTGCACACCGCTTGCGCCAGCGCCGATGTTTACGCGAGAGGCCGTAGCGTTGAATAGTGTTGCGGTGGCAGCAGTTGTAGTGATCGCTCCGTTGTTTACGGCGATATCACCAACGACTACAACGCCGGTCGCGTTTCCTATTTTAACACCGCTTGCTGCAGCGCCAATGTTTATTCGTTCTGCGGTAGCGTTAAATATATCACCGGCTAACGCAGTTGTTGAAATGGTTCCGCTGTTCACCGCGATGTTACCCATCACAACGGTGCCAGTGGGGTGACCGATCTGTACACCACTTGCGCCACCGCCAATATTTACACTCAGAGCTGTATCGTTAAACAAACTACCAGCGGTTCCAGTTGTGGAAATAACACCGCTAACTTGCAAAACTCCACTAACGTAAATGTCCGGATCAAGACCTATTACTGTCGATCCAGTTGCTTGCGTAACGTAAATACCGCTTGTTGAGCCGTATACAGCGGTAACGCCCTGGTTTGTGATTTCTACTGGATTTCCTGATGCGTCACCAACAAAAAGTTTTTTGTCTGTTATGTTTACCGCAAGTTCTCCCTGCAGCAAAGATCCGTTTGCTGGCGTTAACGTGGATGTTGTGGAGTTTTTTGTCTTTATTCTTGGCATTACATTAAATATACACGAAATGAGATTTAAGCACTTTAAAGATCAACAAGATCCTTCTAAGTGTATTATAGGGTATGAAGAGCTACGGAACTAGGGTAGATGCCTTTATTGCTCATGTCCGTAAGGTCGCCAAAGAACACGGCGTCAAAATTAAAATTAAAAATACTAAACATGTAAGAGAGCCAGCAGGAAACACACTTTGCTGTGGTTATTTTCTTGAATCTTCTAATAAAAAAACAATAGTTGTGGCACGGGGCGAAAGACCTATTAGTGAATGGCTTGGGTTTTTAGTTCATGAGTATTGTCATATGCTTCAATGGATAGAGAGTTGTCCCGCTTATACCAATACATTTTTGCGTAATGGCGAAGACGCAACATATAAATTAAGCCTTTTAGAAAATGGGCAGGCTGATTACAACAAACGACTGCGTAATGTCTATACCAAAAAAACAATAGCTTGTGAGCTTGATTGCGAAAGACGCGCTGTAAAAACCATCAAAAAATTTAGACTTCCAATAAATGTGGAGCAATACAAGCGAGGTGCAGCAATCACTTTATATAAGTATTGGGTTTTGTGCAAGACGGGAAAATGGGTGGGCGATACGCTAGAAAAAAGACGCTCTGTAATGAATAAAGTAAAACCATCCCTTAAAGGACGGTTTCACAAAGTTCCACGGGAACTAGAATCAATTATAGAGGGACGGGACAAGCGGGACTAATAGCATTTAGGGCATCTGAAACTTTACTTCTTTCAGCGCAGACTCTTGCAAGATGTGTATAAGAGCAATACGCATTATCAAAATCCTCAATTTGCTTATTCATAACTCCAGCTGGTAAGGCAACAGAAGTTAATACTGGTCTTCCGTATATGGCAAAATTTAGACAATCGCATTTTGCTTTTCTTCTAGCTTCTGCTCTTTTTGCATCTGTAGCATTGTTAGACAACGCGGAGGTTACGGAGTTAACGTAATCATCACATTTACGTATAACTGTATCTGCTTTTATATATTGCCTGTCAGTGCACGCCGTAGTGTTATATTGTTTAATTAACTTGGCGCACTTATTATTTCCTGGATTACCAGCAGTTGAACTTAATTGATTAACAGCTGTACATACAGCGTTTACATCTAGAATTGGAGTACCTGGAACGTTGCATGGAAATTTATCAACAGGAAATCTCTCAACCTGATCTGGTTGTCTTTGAACTGTATCTAAGGTAACAGCCTGAATGTTTTTGCGTAATATTTGCTCAAATTTATTCATTTTAATATCCTGATTATGGTACTGGTGGCTGTTCTGGATTCACTAGATCACCAGGTCCGTTTGTATCATTATTTTCCCCGTAAGAATCTATAAACTCTTGCGCCTCTTCTACTGTTTCTGGCCAATAAAAAGTCCAATCGCTATCATTCATCATTCTTTCCATTGAAAATTTTAGCCAGTTTATTATTTGTTGTAATGTCCATCCACGATTGATAGCTGCAGCAATTTCACCAAAGAAAAACACCCCTCTGTTTTCAAAATAATAAAAAGTATCCCATACATCGCTGTCTATTAACATTACAACATTAGGTGGGAGCAATTCCCACAAAAGCTCCCTGAGTAAATTTTGAAAAAGATCACGTGGTAAATTTACGCTTCCTGGTCTTAAAATCCAATTAGCGATAGTAAATATTGTTTCACTTGTTAGAGTAAGATTGATTGTTAATATTCTAGCAAGGCTTGGTGTTAAACCAAGGCTTATAAGCCACCTTTGAATGTATGCCCTTAAAGAGTCAACCCCATTATAAAACGCTCGTAGCAGATCTAGCATGGAAAATTGCCAACGTGATGGCGTAGGATCATACCAAGGGCCTGGAGTTGTGTCAAGTGGCAGATTAGGTTCATCGAATCGCGTAGGTGGTTGGGGAACAACCTGTTTTGCGACAGAGTTTAAATGTTTTTTAATAACTTTAGCGCGATGATCCATCAATAGTAATATACACCAATCCTACAATGAGATATGAACAAGCGGAACTTCGTTGTTTACGATATTGAAACAACTGGCCTCGATTATGAAAATGGTGCAGAGATAGTTCAGATTGCTGCGGTAACACTAAACTACTCAGATTATGAAATTTCAAAGTCTATATCAGATTTTTGCGTTACCGTTCAGCCACAAAGTCCTGAAAAGGCTGACGCCAAAGCAATACAAGTGATTGGCCAAGATCTATGGACAAAAGCTCAAAATGAGGGTATGCACCCAAAAACAGCGCTTCGAAAATTTCGAGAGTATCTTGCAATATCTAACCCATCAGAAAATCCGTGGGAATATCCAATAATTGTCGGTTATAACAACTGCAATTTTGACGATAAGTTTATTGAGTTCTGGATGAGAAAATACAAGATTATTACTAGCCGTAATGACTGTCCGTGGTCAAATATTAAACTTGATATGCTACCAATGATGTTTTCTATATTTGGTAGGGACAATCTTAAAAACAATAAGCTTGATACATATGCCGGTCTATTAGGCATGAAAAGAACCGCAGAAACACACGATGCACTTGAAGATGTAAAAATCACCGCCGAGATGTTTAAGCGATATATGTCCTTTATGAACTTTAGAATTCGTCCTAAGATCAAGATAGCCAACTGAGAAACGCATGTTTAACATAGAAGAAGTAAACTTTAAGAACGATAAAACGTGGCGGCTTATTCAATCTGGAAATACAGGTGGTGTTTTCCAATTGGAAAGCGAGCTTGGAAAACAATGGGCGGCTAAAATCAAGCCAAAGAATATAAACGAGCTTAGTGCGGTACTTGCTTTAATTCGTCCAGCATGTCTTGAGTCTGGAATGACTGAGAAATATGCTCGTGTAAAAAATGGTCTTGATGTGGCGCATAAATTTGGAGATGAAGATGTTGATCGCATTCTCCAACCAACTAGTGGCGTCCTGATCTACCAAGAGCAGCTTATGAAGTTTGGTGGTGAAATTGCATGGCGTGATATGCCATATATTGACAGATTGGTTATTGTTGATAAGCTTCGTAAAGGTATTGGTAAAAAAGACTACAAAGTAATTAATGATCTTCGTGAGAAGTTCGTTTCTGGTTGTGTAAAAAATGGTAAGTCAAAAGATCTTGCTGAGCAGCTTTTTTCAATGATTGAAAGCGCAGGCCGATATGCTTTCAATGATGCTCACGCAAAAAAGTACGCAGTTTGGTCTTATCGAACCGCGTATATGAAAGCTAATTTCCCATACGAGTTCTATTGCACATATCTAACATACTCAAAGGCGAGACAGCGTTCTAGAGAAGAGCTTCATGATATGATCAATGAGGCTAAGCTATGTGGTATTACAATACTTCCACCAACCGTTACTTCATCTTCAAAGGATTTTAAAATAGTCCAACATGATAGTAAAAGAGCTATTATTTTTGGTCTTAGCCATATCAAACAATTTGGTGAGAAGGACTGGGAAACAATCAAAGATAAACGGCCAGAGCACTTCTCTGATTTCCTAGCTCTTTCCTATAAAGAAAAGGACTCGCTGCGTTCACTAGGTGTTGAATCATTAATTAAAAGTGGCGCTTGCGATATATACGGTATTGGTCGCAAAACAATGCTTGATGTAATTGGTGCTTTGAACGAACTTACAGCAAGAGAAGTCAAGCATGTAATTGACGGTATTAGTAAGGATGGCCCAAATAACTCCATCTCCCTAATAAAAGATAAAATGGTTGAATGCTCTGAGCTTATTAGCACCAAAAAGAGAAAGCCCATTGTGAAGTCTGAGGCTGATGCAATCGATGAAAACAGCAAAGATATGATTGATTGGAAGGCATCAAGCGAGCAAGAGCTATTATCAATTGCAATGACTTGCAGCGCCGTGGACGAGTACAAAGATATATCAGATTTCACTTGCAAAGATTGCCACAGAATGCTACGTAATAACAAGGGCGTCACAAAACGAGTAATAGCATCAATTGTTGATACCACATTTACTGTAACAAAGAAGGGTGAAAATCCTGGGCAGGAAATGTGTCAGATAAATATCACGGATTCAAGCGGGAGCATTAGAATTGTTGTTTTTCCAAATGCTTACGCAAAACATAAAGCTAAAATTAGAAAGGACGGCAAATATGAGTTCACTATAAGAGGCACTGGAAATGGTTGGTCAGTAGAGTCTTTAACAGAAATCAGTTGATTTAATAGTCAAAATTTAAGTAAGTAACTACAATATATCACAGGTAAAAACATGTCAAATTTTAACAAAGTCGTTTTAGTCGGTAATCTAGTCAGCGATCCAGAACTTAAGGAAATTGGCGATAACAACAGTGTCGTTCGTTTCAGAATGGCGATTAATCGTCGTTACACCACTAAGTCTGGTGAAAAGAAGGAAGAGACCACATACATTGATTGCGAAATGTGGGGCGCTAGAGCTGGAGTCATTTCTGAATATGTAAAGAAGGCAGATCCAATTCTAGTTGAGGGCCATCTCAAGCAAGAGAATTGGGAAAACAAGGACGGCGAAAAGAGAAGTAAGATTCTCGTAAGCATCGAAGACTTCGAGTTCCTGTCTCGTCGTGGTGGTGGCGGTGGTGAAGAGCAAAAGGAAGAGCCAAGAGCTTCTCAAAAGACCACATCGAAGGTAAATAAGAAGCAATCTGATTTACAGGACATCCCATTCTGATGTCATCAATCAAGATACTTAAGGTTCTTGAGATCTTGCAGGCCAGGGGTTTACTTCAAGCCCCTGGCCAGCTTGACTTACTAGCTGAAGAAATTGAAAAAGAGCTTAGTCTTTCAACAAAGGCAAGTTCAAAAAACTTAGGAAAATTTAAAGGGTTTACAACCGGTGAGCGATAAAAAAAGAATCTTGCTTGTTAGTGAGTTTAGCCTGCTGAATACAGGCTTTTCTGTTATGGCATATGATGTACTGTCTCGTCTTCATAATAGCGGCAAATATGAGGTGGCTGAGCTTGCGTCTTATGTATCTGATGATGATCCACGAATAAATCAACTTCCATGGAAGGTATATCCTGTTATTCCATCACATTCTAAAAAAGAAGAAATGGAACGATATCATCGTGAATATCAGACAGCTCAATTTGGCGGTCTGCGGTTTGAAAGTGCGGTAAATCATTTTAAGCCCGATATTGTTTTTTCATATCGAGATTATTGGCATGATGAATTTATTACAAAGTCTCCTTCTAGACCATACTACACATATATATGGTCTGCTTGTATTGACTCTGAGCCACCACGTGATGAATGGATGGCAACATTTTCTACAGTTGATTTGCTTACTTCTTACACTCAATGGGGTCTAAACGTTTTACGTAAATATGGCGGCGGCAAACTCAATGTTTCAAACCTTGACACAATGCCTGGTGTTGACATTGAGACATTTAAGCCAATGGATAGAGCAAAGATCCGTGATGAGTATGGAATTCCTCAAGACGCAAATATAATTATGACCGTCATGAGAAATCAGCCTCGTAAGCTGTTTCCAAGCATTATGAGTGCGTTTGCAAACACCCTTAATAATCTATACAGCATGGGATTGGATTCTATTGCCGATAAGACATATCTGTATTTACATACGGGCAATCCTGACTGCGGTTTTGATATACCAAAAGAGATGATTAGATATGGTATTGGTAACAGGGTTATTGTAACATACTATTGTCAAACCTGTAAACAATCCACTCCTGGTTTTTATTCTGGTGATCGAAAATATTGCCCAAAGTGCAGGGCGAAAGCCTGTGCTATGGCAAATACATCAAACGGATCAACAAGAGAAGAACTTGCAAAGATTTACAATCTTGCCGATTTGTATTTGCAATATAGCGTAGCTGGTGCTTTGGAGATACCGATCATAGAGGCAAAGGCGTGTGGCGTTCCAGTGGTCTCCGTAGAATATGCCGCACCGTATGAGCTTGCTAGACTTGGTGGTGGATACGGTCAAGTTAAAATGGCTGGATGGAAACAGGAGTCAGTACGTGAAACTAGCCAAATACGTGGTGTGCCAGATGATAAGCATCTAGAAGAAATATTGACTGACTTTTTACAAGAGGGTAGTGAAAAACGAGCACTTATGCGTGAACTTGCACGTGATACCGCTGAAAAATATCACTCAAGTGATGAATTTGCTAAAAAATGGGACGAAATATTTTCATCAATTCCAAATAAAAACCCCTTCAGATGGTTTGAAGCACCAAAACACTCAAACTATATAAATCTGCAAAGCAATGGTGCATATGATGCTTTTAAGGCTTGTACAATAGCATCAGAGGCATTTACGAAAGGTTGTATGCAAGGTTCGCCATTTCAGATGGCAGCTATATCGGATGCAATGAACAAAAATACAGCCTTTACTGGTAATGAAATAGATCTTGAAAAGTTAAATAATATTGCCAACAAAGAAGTGTTTGATAGAAATAATTTTGAACAAAACAGATACTTTAGCAATGTAAAGAAAAAGACCGCTGTCCAAAATACAGGAAACTCAAAGCTAATATGAAAGTAGCATATATATCCGTTTATAGAGATGGTACTGGTTACGCAAATTCTGCTAGAGATTTTATTAAATGCATGCAGGCTCATGGTGTCGATGTAGTTCCTATTTGGTTTAGTTTGAACCAAAGACCGAACTTTATTGACAATCAAATTAAAGAGGGCTTATCTCTAGATGGTGTTGATGTCGTAATTCAACACACAATTCCAAATACATTTGTTAGAATGGAAGGTGTGAAGAACGTAGGTCTATTTTATTGGGAGACATCATCTTTTAAAGACTCTGGATGGCAATACTCGTGCAATTTAATGGACGAGATATGGATGACTACCCAAGAACAAATAGAAGCTGCTGTGAATTCTGGGGTAACAGCACCAATTGGTATGACAACTAGACCAGCAGATTTCTCCAAATATGACACTTGGCATGGCCGTTTTGATCTGCCAGATGAAATCAAAGATACATATAAATTCTATACAATTTCTGATTATTCGTATAGGAAAAACGTATCTGGAACTGTTGCTGCGTTTTTGTCAGAGTTTACATCAAGAGACAATGTTTCATTGATAGTAAAAACATATATTGATGGCAAAAATCCAGTTGAGTCTCTTGAGGCGGTAAAAACTTCTATCGAGTCAATAAAAGCAGAAATTAAAAGACCAGAAAAACTGCATCCAAAAATATTTGTTATAACAGACGTTTTATCAGATGATGGAATTAGCGCAATACATAACACTGGCGATTGTTTTGTAACAGCATCGAGAGGTGAGGGTGAATGTATACCAGCATTTGATGCTGCTGCTATGGGAAAGCCAGTAATAGCAACTCACTTCAATGGAATAAGAAGAATGTTCCCTAGTGATTACGAGCCAACAGTAAAAGAAATGATAAGCAAGCCTGTGTTTGCTATGTCGAAGAATGCCATTATACCCGGTCTTTATTCACACAATGGTGTGTGGATGGAGGGTTCGCTTACAGAAATGATGATGAAAATGAGAAGAGCAATGAATGGCGAATTTAAAAAATTAGCTATTGAAAATATTAAGTATATGCACAATAAATTCTCATATTCTTCAGTCGGGCCAAAACTAATTTCAATGTTGAGATAAAAATGAATCCAATAGTTTCAATTTTAAACCGAGTAAACGCACCAAAGAAAGACAAGTACAGAATATTGTCTTTTCCAACACACGAGTCATATCAAACAAATCTAGCTGAGACTGGTCACGAATTTATTTTATTTAATCGTGGTGGTGGCAACAAGATTTGGGAGGAGAAATACAAGCCACTTCCAAAAAATACTCATATATTTAATGCCATTACAGATACTGAATATGATATAGATTTTGTTTTATCTCAAGAGAGATTTGGTCAAATACAATTTGCGCAGGAAATTTCAAAAAGTCTTCGCGTACCAATCATTCATCTTGAGCATATAGAGCCGCAGCTAAACAACTGGCCACAAGAGCAATTTGACCATATGAGGTCGTTTAAAGCTGATATAAATGTATTTATCACTGAGCATAATCAAAAATCTTGGGGTATTAATGATTCTATTGTTGTAAAGCATGGAATAAGAACAGATGACTTCAACGGTTGGACTGGTCTAGCTGATGGGGATGTGAAATATGTTCTATATATAGTTAATGGTCTAGAGTCAAGGGACCAGTTCTGTGGGTTTACAGAATGGTCTGCTGTAAAAGAAAAGGTTGAAGCGATTGATCCATCTATCAAGTTTGCTTTAATTGGGGAAAATCCTGGCGTAAGTCAGCCAATCTCAAATGAAAAAATGCTTGTGGCATCAATAAATAAGTGTGCTTGCTATATAAACACATCACGGCTTTCGCCTGTGCCCATGTCTCTTATGGAAGCAATGTCTTGCGGCGCGCCATGTGTTTCAAGTGCAAAACAAGAAATCCCAAAAATAATGCAAAACGATGATGTTTGCACTAATGATCTTGATCAAATGGCCGCTCAAATTGTGAAAATTTGCAACGATAAAGAATATGCGGTTAAAATTGGCTCGCATTGTCGTAATCAAATAGTAAAAAACTATAATATAGGTGACTTTGTCAACTCATGGAATAAAATATTTGACTTGGCACACGAAATTAGAATTGGAAGAGTAATATGAAACTGAACATAAATCACAGCGAAAACTATCTAGACGGATACATAAATCTTGAAAAGAATAGTTCTTTCAAAACAGACCACGTTGTTAACGATTACGTTATTAATAGTGTAAGTGGCGAAGACAAAATATATGAAATTATTTGCCACCCAGGGGCGCTAGAAAAAAGTCAAGCTAGATACCAAGAGGTACTTAAATCATGGTCTTCCTTTTCATCTAGCGAATGCTTAATAAAGGCAAAATGCATTGATATTCAGGCCATGTCAAATGCGCTATCTGCTGGAACAATAGACACAGATACTTTTAATTCAATATTAAGCGGGTATTTGGTTTTCTTTGATAAGCAATCTTTTGTAGAAGCACTGTCAGTCGCAGGGTTTAAACCCACAAAAACATGGTATGGTCCGCACCAATGGGTTTTAAACGTGGAGGCAAAGAAGACATGAAACCAGTAATTTGTATTTTTCTGACAGAGAACAGAAATGGACCAATGTACTTTGGAACAAATGCTGAGTGCAAAAAAACAATTGAGATAAATCCAGAGTACGAGTATATTTTTATTGATATTGGAATCGCTGGTGATGAGCTTGATTGTAAGCGATCCAAATACAACGACTATAAAAACGTCAGATTTGTAAAAATTTCAGAGACTTTCTTTAAAGATACAAATATGACATCAACAATGGAGCGCGTTGAATCAGCAATATTCCTTATCTGGAATGATTACTTGAAAAGTCAAAAGATGCCTTACAAAAAGGCTGGATTTGATCATTGCGTATGGTCAAACGAAAGATATGCTCACAAAATTAATGATTTGATCTCAGCATTGTGTACAAATAAAAAGCCAATACTTCATAGATCTGCAGAGTCTGGATTCTCGCAATACGGGGCGTTTAATATTTATAGATACGAAGATATGAGCGAGGAAGAGCTTTTCAATCGTGAAACGGAGCGTGTTGCAGTAATATGAAATGCTCTATAATCATACCAAATTATAACCAGGGTCATTTTCTTGAGCGGTCTGTTAGCAGTGCTATGAGGCAAACTCTTAATCCATCAGAGTATGAAATTATAATTGTTGATGATGGTAGTAAAGACAACTCGCTTCTTATAGCTCAGAATATAATCTCTCAAAACAAGACTCACGATATCAAGCTTGTCAAAAAACCTAATGGAGGAACTGCAAGCGCAAGAAACGCTGGCATGGTAAACTCATCGGGAAAATACATAGGTTTTCTTGATGCTGATGATGAATATGCTCCACAAAAAGCGGAGCTTAGCATAAAATACTTAGAGTTTGGTTCAGAGGTTGGATTGGTCTATTCCGATTATATCGAGGTGAATGAGCAGAAAATGTTTTATACTGCAAAGAGGGATTTTGATCCTTCTGTTCTTAAACAGCACTGTATTGTGTCAACAAATTCGTTTATCAAACGAGACATTATAAACACAGTTGGCTACTTTAATGAAGCAATCAAAATAATTGAGGACTACGATTACTGGATGCGAATATCTGCGGCAAACTATATGTGTCTTAGAATACCAATGCCGCTTTTTACTTATTATTTACATGGACAAAACAAAACAGTTGTTTCTCGCTCAGAAGACATAAACAAAGAGCATGCAATGCTCAGGAGATAAAATGACAGCAGTAATGAATGAAAATTGTATTGATGAGACATTTTTCCTAGGATCTCTTTACAAGAGAGCCAATCTAAATTTTGTTTTAGATGGTTGTATGACTCAAAAATACTATGAAATAAATAAGTTTGCATCAGAGGCCACATCTAAGAAAATATCATTTAATCTGTTCACACTAAGTGATACTGCAACAATATCAGTACCATCATTTCCAGTTTTTTCTGCCTCGTATTTATGTGCGATCTATGGACCAACCCTGTGTTATTCTTATAATGCATTTAATGCTGTTAAATCAAATATAAATTTAGCCAAGCCATTGATTCTAATGGTAACTGACATTGAGGATTGGAAAATTGAGCATATCACAAGTGAAAATATTTTTTCATCAGCTGATCTTGTAATATTTCCAAACGAATACATAAAGCAAGTATTTGATTCAAGATACTCTGGTACGTATAGAAAAGCGGCGATCATACTCCCACAATCAGCAGAGGACTATATAAGGATATTACAATATGCCACGAAAGAACAAAAAAGCACTAATTAATAAACTCGTTGAACTTGGTACGAATGAAGCCTTGATTTCGAATCTTCCAATGGCTGATCTCGAGGCGATGATGGTAGATGCTGAGCCTACAAAGGTTCCAGACGCGGTTAAAACAGATACTGGTGTGATTGATGATACTGATCCAAAATGGTCAGATTTTGTAATGTCTCAGCTAACTGAAAAAGAATGCAAGGATGGAATGCCAACATGCGATGGTCTTCGCAGAATTTTTAAGAAGTTAGTTGGTAAGATTACATCGGTTGACATTGATGTGTTAAAGTCACCAACAATTTCAGATAGAACTGCAACTGTTCGTTGCTCTATTACATTTCGTAGACATGGGGTTTCTGGATTTAGTCCAGAATATGTCAGCGATGTTTTTGATGTAAACCCAGACAATACACCATTTCCATACTGCAATGCTGCTGTGGCAACAGCTGCTACAAAGGCGGAAGCTCGCGCTCTTCGAAAGGCAATTGGTCTTGTGAAGGTTTACACACTCGAGGAGGTAAATCAAAGCGCATCAAAGGACGAAATGGATCCGATGATGATTGATGATAACAAGCCGATCTCTGATAGTGCAAAAATTGCTATTAATACGATGTGCAACAGAATGGGGATTGATCAGAATAAGCTGATTAAATTCTGTGGGCTTGAGGCTGAAAGCATTCACGCACTGACGTATAAGCAATCGCACGAAGTTATTAATGTGCTGAATGGTTTTAGTCGCGGACCAGAAAACGGTGGCCAGACAGTTCCAGATCAAATTAAAGGTGAGGTAATCTTCTAATGCAATACAACTCTTCTTATCGTATATACAAGCCAAACATGAAAGATCACACAAAGGGGTGTGCGTCTTGCTGGGAATGGAATCATAAGACATGCAACTTTTTTCTGACTATAGCGAAGCAAGAATCCCAAAAAGACGGTGATGGCAACAATCGTTTTTCTTGGAAGGATGATTCAGAAACAGTAAAGCTTGATATAGAGGAGGCTGCTGAAATTGCGTGTGTGCTTTCAGGAAGAAAGGCATTTCTTGGAGCGGCAGATGAGTCTGCAAAGGGTAAGGGATTTTTTCATCAAAATAAAAGCGGTAATGTTATATTGAAGCTTTATAAGCTTGACGAAGGATTTGCTTTTGAGGTAAGCTCAAAAAAAGGAGACCAGCGTTTTTGGGCTGGTCATCGAATAACTGTGGCTGAGGCATTTGTTATTGAGACAATTTGCAAAAATATAATCTCAAGCACATTTGCTGGATGTGGAGACTAAATCTTTTTTTCTCAATACTCATGAGTATGTCTTGATTATTCTTATAATCTCATCTTGTGATGTTTTATTATCTGAGATTCTATAACGTCTATAGCATTCAGTTATAGTCCTACGGGCTAACTCTTTTTGAGAGTTAAGCGTTTCTGTCAATTTCCTTCTTTGTTTGTCACCCCATTGAGTTTGAACTAAAGCGGCATTAACGGTGCCTATAAAGGATGTAATTAATTGCATAAATGCAGAACACAAACACACTGTACCGTCTTGATATGGTGCTATATTTCCGCTTTGCTGTGTTGAACACCCCTGAATAAGAGCGCACATATCTCCAATTGCGTTTTTTGCTTTTATTAGCCTTCCTATTACAATAGGATCTTGTATCCTTTCGATACGAGCGGTTATTCTAGCAAGCTCATCACAGGCAGCGCACGAATCATTTTGCTCGGTAGATCCGCATGGCTTTACTCCTGGAAACAGTGGCGCCATTTCTGGAGTAGTAATTGGTGGTACATCATATGCCTGTGGCATAACTACGCCTAGTTGAGCATCATTTGCTATGAGTTTTTGCTGGACTAAAAGTTTTGTTAATTTAGCTATTGATTTATTTTCTTGCATTTTAGCCCTTTATGGACGTAGTGAAAAAAGCCACCATTGTTGAAATCATAAAAGCGAGCGAGCTAGATGTAAAGTATACTTTTGTTTGCAGTATTGCCAGTTTTTCTTTAATTTCACCAATGTCGTTTTCTATACGAGAAAGACGATCATTTGATCTTTGCAGCTCGCTGAGCACTAATTTACGATATTCTGGCCATCCACTATCTTCCATTATTACACCTCACACATAGTCTATCATACACGAAATGTTGATGGAGGATTGAGGAAATGATTTAGCTGGAGTTACGCTCAGGCATAAATACCAATCGTGCCTTGTTGCAAAGGCAGTGCTTCCAGTTGGGTTTGATCCAGTGGGACCAGGGCTGCTTCTGAGTACTATAGATCCTGTGGAGCTAGCTGGCATTGATGACCAAGTAGAGGCCCCCGATCCAGGAAGCGTTTCATCTGTACTCGTGTGTACGCACTCATACCATTGAGTATTATAAAAAGAATTAGCCGTACCTGTAGAAGAACCTTCATGAAAATACATCCTGCAAGAAGAAACGCGAATTGGTGTTAAATCTGAAACCCTTAAGTTAAGTGTAGCCGCCCTGTTTGGTATATATATAACCTCTATATCTTTATACGGGCCAATGGTCGGACTTACAGCATCTGCGGTGCTAGATGTTTTATATCTTACATTATTAATTTGATCTTGAACAGATACATAATCAGCGGGTGATATAAATGTGGCTTCTTGATAATTGCCGATTCTCTGATAGCTAATTCTGCCATCTCCTGAAAGTACACCCATACCAAGTGCGCTTTTAAAAGAAGATCCGTATTTGGTTGCTCTTCCTATTTGTTGGACTTTATTATCGCCAAACTGACCAAATAGGGCAAATGTGGGCATTATAGATACTCTGTCGTAAAATAAATACCAAAGTTAGTTTTTGATCCAATACTAGTAGGAGAAGCAGATAGGCAAATATACCAATCGTGTTG